CTGGTAGTTACGTGACAATGCGACGCCCATCCCTCAAACGATTTCTTAAATCCTAGTAGTCACGTCGTCACCTGCACCCAACTCCTAGTTAGTCCGTCTACCGCGCGTCTGACCGAAAACCTCACCGTGCGCCCCGCGGCGATTGAAAGAGTCCCGCCCGCAACGTGCCCGCTTGAGTCCGTCGCCAAATCCGGCAGAGCAGTAGCACCGACGCCCGTCGTCGGGTCTGCACCAGTGATGTCATAGACCTTCACCGTCTCGGAAGCGACGGGGTAATCGGTTCCAGAGACGTTAGTCTTGACATCAAATCCGGGGTAGGTACTCGGCATCCTCTTCTCTCTAAAAACCGCTCACAGGGCGACTGTGGCTCAATGGCGGCCTCAGTAAGCGCTCACGGCAAACTGCCCCTCTATCCTGTCACCTGTGTGGGCGAAGGAGACGGGCAGGATAGGCTCTGGAATGTCGCCGGGCCTTCCACCCGGATTTGGATTTCCGCCCGGTACGAAGAGGGGCGGCGGCACGGTTATGTCTTCCATCGTGTTATAGAAATCCTGTGGATAGACCTGAGCCGTAATCTCTACCTTCAGGTCGCCTTTTCTGACTATTTTCTTCACCCTGAAATACTGATAGGCCGTGCCCAGATTGAGGAGAGCGAAGCGTTGCATCTTCGCGTTTGTGACCTTGATGAGTGAGTACATCCGCACGAAGAGGGCCGAGGCGTACCACGCCGTAAATTTGATTTCTAAATTGTTCTTAATCCCACCCGCATCATTCGGGCCTAAATAGAGCAATAGATTTCCCAGGCGAGCCGCCTCAGAGAAGTTAGTGATTCCGAAGGCGGGTTGCGATTTATTGACGACGCGGATTGAGAGATCGCCGTAAGCTCGTCCGGCCCTGAGCTGCTGCGCCTGATCTCCGAAGATCAACTGTGTTTCGGTTCCACCATTTGCAGCGTCGTCGAAGTTCAAAGTCCACTGGTTCGGCAGGTCGGCATCCGCGGTCTGCGACCACGTAAGAGTCGAAAGGTTCTTGTCTCTAGTGATGTTTCTATCCGTGCCTTCATCGGTGAAGACCGGGATTAAAGGGTCGGTGATGTCCTCCTTTTTGATGGGCACGAATACGTCCTTACCCTGAAACTCGAAAGGGACGCCGATTCTCCCGGCGGTGCATAAATCACCGATCTGCTGCTGCGCGGCCCTGCCCGTGAGTTCCACGTTGCAGGTAGAACGAGTCCCGGTCAGGAGGTTGCCCGCAGGGTCGTGCATCGCTACCGTCTGGTCGCACCATACGCGTGTATCAACCACGGATTGCAAATCGTAGCGGGAATAATCATTCCCCAAGCCCCAACGTGGATTAGTGCAGCATTCGAGAATCGCATCCATCCGGTTTGTCGAATACTGCTTGACGTAAGCAGTAGGACTCGAATAGGTGCGGATATTCTTTAACCCCTGACACTGAATCTGCCCGGTGAGAGAGGCCGCCTGATTATCATTGAAACTCCCTTGAATGCGCCCGAAGACGTGGGCCGTACCTGAAAATGAGTTGATATTTGGAGAGAAGAAGGTCGGCGACTGACCTAAATCTCCTAGTCTGTAATTACTGTGGTCGCTCGTCACATAGACGCCGTTCATATAGAAGTTCCAGAGAGCGACCACCGGCCCCTCGCATACTTCAAAGACCCCGGCCCCGAACCCCTTATCCGGGTGATTAGTGTTCGTCTCATTGCGATAGGCGAGTAGGGCCAGGGACTTAACGTAGCGAGTGCCGATAACGACGCGAACCGGGTCGGCCAGGTTGGAGGCGTTCCCCTGTGCCGTCGCCAGCAGGTTCGGCCCCCGCGTCTGATTGTTCTGAATGGGGTCGGGGCGGACATCGAAGCCCGGCCAGTAGTTTTTGGTGACGAGGCGGGCGGAGCAGTCGGAGACTTTTGAGCGCGGGCAGGAGGTGAAGCCGGGGACACCGGTACTACCGCCCAGATGGGCGTTATACGGACACCCGCGAAAATAATCTATCTGCGCCTGAGAAGAGAGCAGAGCGCCGAAGATGAAGACGCAGGAAGTAGCGTGGGGACGGCGAGGCAAGCTCAAATTCGGGCTTCTGAATCCGGTTGAGCAGGAGAGTTTCAGTGTGGCCTGACTCATCTCCTTCGGCGCTTTGGTGAGACCACGCCACAGACTGAGTAGTAAATCAACCTTCGGCCAGTAGCCGAAGACCTCGGCGCGGACTCCTTCGCCGTAAGTGGCGACTAACCGGGAGATTTCGCCGTCAATATCGGAGAAAGTAAAGTCAACCGCATCATCCGCGATGGAAGCCGAGCGGGGCTGCTCGGAAAAAGGCGTGTTCTTAGTGGGGATGAGTGAGACGATGAGTGAAGCATTGAAACCGAGTTGCGCCGTGAGCGCGGCTGAAAGATTCTCAAACCCCGGCCACGCATCGTAAGGGGCGACTGCATAGACTTTAGTGAGGTCGGGTGAGCCGAAATAGAGCGCCAGCACTTCAGAGGGACGCCGCTCCGCCGGCGAGAGAGCGGCGAGCGCCGTGAGTTTGGTCTTAATCTGGTCGCTGTAGTCGGGCATCTATACTCGCGCCGGGTTCAAATCCGCATCCCCTATTGAGCCGTCGGGCAGGAAATTCATCTGTTTGACATAGACCTGTCTGATGGATAGCCCCGTCGTGGCTAAAAACCTGTTTACGGCGGTTAAGTCCAGCGTGTCGTCTGTGAACTCCCACACGTAGAGTTTTTCAGGGAGCGGGGGCGGGACTCTCATCACGAAAGGACGCCGCCCCGCGTCCATCGCCGAACGATAAAACGTCCAGATATAGGTGAGCCGATCAACAGGCACGCCGTTCTCGCCTGCGGTGTTCACCCGGCTATGAAGCGCCGGGTAATTAAGCTTGGCCGTCATCAGGCCGGGGAAAATTACCTCAGTCTCCGAGTATCCTCCACCATATTCAGCACGAAGGTATGAGGCTGAATAATCAACCCCGATGGTGACACCGAAATTTCCTCTGTACCGGAGTTCAGGGAATGGGTAGCTCATTGCGCGAATCCGTAATTTCTCAGCATCGTCTGGTTAAAATCGTGATTCTCACCCGAATGACTAACGACCGCGGCACCAATCGCCTCTCGCGCATCATGCGCGCCGACGGTGACGACATCCCCTGCGGGCATGGATTGAAGGCGACCGACTGCGGCGGTGTTGCGCTCCAGCGCCATGATGAGTTTCGTGTTCATCAGGCCGATGCCGGATGAGCCGGTGCCTTGATTTTGGTTGTAAACAAAGGGCGCATATTGCGGTGCGGTCGGTTGATTCTGTCCGCCGCCGCTTGCATAACTTCCTGCTCCCTGCGACTGCCCCGCCGAGTTAAGAGCACCGCCAAAAGCCGCCCGCCCCACTAAAGCGCCACCTGCTGAGACTGCGGCAACGATTCCATAAAAATGCGCCGCGGCAAAATGTAACGCTGCGGTGGCCGGGTCTAATGCTGCCAAAGAAGCGTACCCGGCTGCCGTTTCCATTAACGCTTTAACGAATGCTTCAGCCGCAAGATGAGCGAGAGTAGCGATGAGCATCTGTTCTAGCGCCTTGACTGATAGACTACCTGTCGTCAGGAAGGCTTCGAGCATGGAACCCAAGCCCTGCACGATATTGCCGAACGCGCCCGAAAGCATGGTATCCATGTTCCCGGCGCTCTCGCTCATCTTCGAGAAAGCATCTTCGGCGGTGACTGCTACAGAATAGAGATGGGCCTTGAAATCTGTAATCGGCTTCCCGGCTTTTTCCGCTGCGTCTTTTATTGCGGTGAATGAGTCGGCGTACTTGTCGCCAAACCGCGAGCGCTGTGAAGATGGGTCGGCGCGGTCGAGCGTATCCTCTTCGTCATTTTTGGTCTTCTCTTTGGTCGCCCTGTAGTGAGCCTCCAGCGCGTCCAGTTGACGCTTTAAAGCTTTGATCTTCGTGTCAAGTTCGTCAGCCTGCTTCAGAAGTTCCTGAGCACCGGCGGTATCCCCGCGCTCCTCAAGCAGTTGGGCCTCTTCACGCAAAAACTTCCGTCGCGCTTCTAATAATCCTTTCTCGTTCTCAAGACCCCTCTTCGCCTGTTCGTAGCTCTGCGCTTCTGCCGCGCGCTGAATCTCAAACTGCTTCTTGATGATCTCTTCGCGTGTGGCTAAGAGGCGATTACTGCCGCTGATAATTACGGCCTCCTCTTTACTGGTCAGCTTGGCGAGGTTGTCCAAGTGCTCATTCGCTGCATCCGTATCTTTTTGGTCGGCCTCTTCGACTGCTGTACTAATACTGAGCTTGAGGTCACTCACCTTGTTATCAAGCTCTTTAATATGCGCCGTGGTTTCCCGTAGATGCTTATTCGCCTCAACTACGTTACTTTCACTGATACTAACCAAGTCGCGTAGCCCTGCCTGCTCCTCTTCCGGCTTCCCCTGTGCTTTCGCGTTGGCAAGGTCGCGCTGGTATCCTTCAAGTTTCGCCTGAAAATCTTTCAGATGGCCGCGCTCTACCTCCGCAAGTTGCTCCTCGCCGCGTCTCTCAAGATCAAGAAGCCCCAGCGCGTCGCGCTTTAGTTCCACGTTGTAGAAACGCTGGCGCTCTAACCTTTCCTCGACGAGTCGGTTTCTCTCAGCTTCGGCGCTTCGCTCAAACTCGACCTGAAGCTTAGTCAGGTCTTCAATGGTGGCCGCGCCTTTTTTCAGATCGTCGAAACGCTGCTTGATATTTGCCAGTTCTGCCGCTCGCCCCTGTTCCTGAAGTTTGTCAATCTCCTCTCGATACGCGCGCAGGTTTTCAATGTCCTTCAATCTGGCTTGTGACACTCGCCGGAAGGCGTCTTCCTCGAAAGAGACGCGCTCCTGTGCTTGTCTGGCTATCTTATCGTTGACCTTCTGCCGCTCCTCGGCGTTCTTTCCGGCTTGAGCCAATTCCGCCTGAAGAAGCTGGTCACGGCGATCCATCCCGGCACGCTCAATAGAAAGGACGGTGGATTCGGTCTGCTCGGCTGCCGCCACGCGCCCCTTTGCAGCATCCTGAATTGAGGCAATCAGAGCCTTGTCGCGAACGTCGTAAATATCCAGTAAGGCTTTATGATGAGCGTCCAGAGCGTCGCGCTCTTTCTTCTGGGCCTCAAGATTTAATTGCTCAATGGTCTTATGAAAGACGGTATAAGCTTCACGCTGTTTGGCGAAGTTGTCGGCTAATTTGACCACCTTATCCCGGCCCGTCAGTTCGCTTTGGTCTATCTCGTCGCGCTCGGCCTGGAGGATTGAGAGTTGCGATTCAAGCAACTTCTGTGCGCTTCGCTGTTGTTCTGAAACAAACTCGCGGAGCGAAATTGTTCTGGCTTCATAGCTCCGCCGCTCATCGGCCTCCTGCTCCTGTAATGTGCGCTGCTGCTCGCGGGCGGTCGTGGTGAGCACTTGCAGGCGTGCTTTGGCATCCTCCTGCGCGTTTTTCAATGCCTCCTTTTCCGTTTTCTTTCTCTCTCGCTCATCTGCCGCTGAAGTGTCTTGTGAGAGCGGGGCCAGTCGAGATCGTTGACGTGCTTTCTCTGCTGCGGCGTCCTTTCTTTGGCGTTCATCTGCCGCTAAATCGCTCTCTAAGGTATGAGCAAAAGGACTTGCGCCGAACACACCGCCCAGTAAGTTGGCGGCCAAAAGTAAGGTGTCAACGTAGCTCGTTAACACCACGCGCGTTTTCTCAAGTTCCTCCCTGTAACGAGCCGTCGCGGCGGCTTCTTTTGGAGAGAAAAGGCTGGAGATTCCCTGCCAAATCAGTGTGATTACCTCGACAAGGCTGTAGGCCAAATTGATGATCGGCGTGAGAAGCATCTGTATTAAGCCAAACGCACCGACCAGCACGCCGCCGATGAGGTCTGCAAGTCTTCGCGCAGAGTCTAAAATTATCTCTATCCATTCGACGACTCCGGGCGCGGAAGAGGCCACTTCTTCACGATTGTCTTTGACTGCTTTAGTTAAATTCTCAATCTGATAAGTGACTTCCTCAAATAATTGTTTACCTATCGAAAGCTTCAGTCCTTCCCACGCAGTAGAGAGATCGGCTACGGAAACTTCCAAATCGTGGGCCTGCTTTGCCGTCTTCAAGTCCCACAACTCGCCTAATTCAGCGGCGCGCTTCATCACGTCGCCGAAACTTCCCTTTAGAGCATCAAGAACCGGAATAAGCTGATCGCCGCCCTTACCGAGTAGCGTTATCGCAACCTGGTTTCTGTCGGCGGTCGGGCCAATCTCACTCCACGCTTTGATGAGAGCTTCTACGGCAGCTTGAGGATTGCCGCGAAGCTCTGACGCCTTGATACCCAGCTCCGATAATTCAAGTCTGAGCTTTTTGTTTCCAAGCGCCGCGTTATCTAGATTCTTCAGATAGCGATCAATGGCCGAGACGCCAACGCTAAACTCAACATGATTCTCTTTCATGGCGACCCGAATGCCGGAAAGAGATTCAGTTGAGAGTTGGGTCTTCAAATGCGCTCGGTAAATCTCATCGCCCCAACTCGCGGCGTCGGTGGTGAGTTTGACGAGTGCCGCTCCGGTAGCGATTGCGCCCCCAACGAGAATTGCCAGGCCCGCGACAGCAGCTCCGATTGGGGCGACCATCGAAGAGAAACTTTCGCTCACGGCCTTCGACTGCTGCTCAAGGGCCGTGAGTTCCGTCCCCGCCTTCTTTAGTTCTGGAAAGAGCTGAGTACCGAGCGTAAAGCCGAACTCACCGATGGCAGCACGGAGCTTTTCGGCGTCAGTCTTAAGCGTATTGAAGCTCTTGGTAAAATCGACGATCTCGGTCTTTGACTTGCCCGTCTGTGACGCCAGGCTCTCGACGGTCTTGCCAAGACTTTTCGCGGCGGCTTCCACCTCCAGGGCAGACGGCCTGATGCTCAGGAGTGAGTTGACGAAAAGGCGCGTGGATTGTCCAGCGAGGCCGAAAGAGCTTGAGGCGCTGCGCTCTATCTGAGAAAAGGTGTTGCCGAACAGGGAGGAGAGTTGATTTATCTCGGCCCGCGTGGAAGCCCCGAACGAGGAGAGTGCGGAGCGCGCCGGCCCTGCGTCCGCCACCAGTCTGAACAGGAGTTCTACAGTCGAGCCGGCCACACTCACTCTTCCTTCTTCCCGAACGCCTCAAGCAATGCGCGGACGGGATGGGGGTCAACTATCCGAGCCACTTCATCGGCTGTAAGGTCTACGGCTAAAGCGATCACTTCATCGGCCAGCAGGAGCCTTGCGCTGACGCGCCCGCCGAGCCTTACTTCCATTCTTGCCAGTGCCGCGAATGCGGGACTTAGAACGAAAGTTCTCGACGGTCGAAACCGTCGTCCCTTTCCCGTCCGTTGTCTTCACTGGCACGTTAGGGCAACCCGCTACCACCCACGCGACGATGAATGAGAAGTCTTTTTCGGGTATGGCGGCGGGGCTGATCTCGTCGGGGTTGTTCGGGTCGGCGTCGAGCGTGATGCGCGGGTAAACGACGGCATACTGAACGGCGTTACGCATGAAGGTGAGTGCGCGCTGCATCTGCGCCGGGTCTTCGGTCAGGGCTTCGGCAACCGCCGCCTGCTTTTGCGCGGTCGTCCCTGCGCTGCCGAACGCCTCCTGCGCTTTGTTGATAAATTCAATCGGTATTGCGCCGGAAACAAGCCACATCTCAAGGGGCGGTCTGGTCGCCTTGACGACAAAGCCGGAAGGCAATTCAAGGTCAACGATGTCGGCCTCTTCAGGTTTATTTGCGAGCGCACGCCAGGCAGCGGCGTTGTTGGCTTGATTCATGTTTCACTCCAAAATAGTATAGGCCCGGCGCGCAGAACTTTCGTTCTACAAGCCGGGCCTACAAGAAGCCACGCTAGGGCTAAGGATTAAGTTTTACCGACGCGGGGAATTATAGCACTTCTGGGTTAGAGCGCAATAACTATTTCAGCACATCCGCCCCTTGTCGGTTGTCCATCTTTCTACTAATAAGTTGAATGAAGTCAATCTTGCCGGGGAACGATCCCGTATCGTCGCGCACGCCCATGCTTCCTTTCAAGGCAGCGCCTAAACTTACATTGCTCACCAGAGCGTCAACGCGGACGCGCTCTGTCACGGCGATTAACTGATACACGCTGGGATAGGTTTTGGGGTACACCCTTCCCTGATTGCGTTCATAATCCTGCGGGGAGAAGGATTCGTCCAAACCGCTCACCTTCGGCTGAAAGGTTAGCCCGTATATATTGCTTATTGCGTTCGCGGAAATACCCTTCTCTAAATTCAGTTGAATCAATAGAAGCTTGTCGCCAATGAAAGTAAGTTCAACCTTTTTCATTCCCGCCACATTCTTAAATGTAAGTTGGCGCGTTTCCTCTTTATTTAGCCTGTCGCTCGCCGCCCTGCCGACGTTGTAAACGCGAAGGTGTCCAGACTTGTCGTTTGCGGGTGTTCCTAGTTCCTTGATGGCGTCATCCGGCGTGCTTTGATCGAGAATAAGGTTGTGCCACCTGTCGGGCTTAGGTGAGTCTTGGTCTTGTGCGTAAGCTGGAGCGGTGGCGAGAAGTGCAAGCGCGAGCAGTAAGGTTCTCATGCGCGGCATGGTAAGTGCCGCGCCACCATTACGTCAAGGTTTCGGCTTCAGTTGTCCCTTTCTTTCACCTTCCTGACGTAAGCAATCGCGACCTCCAGGGCTTCAATCGGTATGGCGTTCGGGTGCTTGCCCCCGCCATGCTTGGAGAGTGTCCGCAGTCCTTCGGCACTCAGAACATTAAAGGGTAGGTGGCAAAAGGCGCAGAGGAATTTGACCTCCGCGCCTTCTATTTGAAAAACAGAGCCGAAACAATCGTGAGCTTTTAGCTTCAAGCCGTAGTCTCGTACACCATGAACGTTTTTCCGTCCGTGCGTCCAGCGGGTCGCGCCACCATGTCGAGGGCCGTCACGTTCCATTTCTTCGCCAGCGTCAGATCGAGCTTGCCGACGTTCTTCGCCGCATACACGATGATGACCTGAAACTTCGTGGCATCGTTAGGAAGGGGCGAGACAACGGCGACCGGGATGAGGATGTAAGATTGTACGGCACTGTCCGAAATACCCTTCCATCCAGTCCCCGCTTGCGCCGAGAGGCCGGGTGCGAGCGCGGCGAGGTTGTCGTAATCCCTCACCTGTAAAATCTTGGTGGTGAGATGCACGTCCTGCGTCAGGTAGGCGTCACCTATCGGCTCAGACTCCTGGTCAACCGGCAGGTCTTCAAAGGTCGGCGTGCGTGAGAGCATGAAGCCGTCCTGACTGTAGCCGACGTTTCGCGCGTTCGGGTGAGGCGGCGTCACGCCGCTATTCAGGAGCGACCCATCGGGCTGGAGTGTAATCGTCCCGTCGGCGTTGATTGTCGGGCTAATCCAGAACTCGGCCTTGACGCCGCGCATCACCGCCGCGATGTTGTGGTTGATTCCGGTCGGAGCAGGCATAGTATTTTCTCCTCGCTTTCAGGGCTTCACCCGCAGAGGCGGTTTTATTTACTCAACTTCTTGGAATTGATTGCAGGGCGGTAGTTCGGCGTGGCCTTCAGATAGTTCACGTCATACCCGTTCTCTCCCGCCGCCTTCAACCACGTCTTCTCGTCAACCGCTTGACCATCCACGTAGAACTTCGGCTCGGCCTTGACCTGATCGGCCTTCGAGTCGGAATCAAGAGGTCGAGTCCCGCTCTGCCCGCCGCCCGCTGCACCTGTCTGATTTGTGTCGCCTTCCGCCATGTTTCTAAGCCTCCGTCTGACTGAATACCAACGTGCCTCCCACCGCCCTGATGTTGCGCTGGCCGGTGAGGACGTTCCGACCTGGAACCCACTCCGGTATGTCAACGTCAACCAAACCCTGAACCTCCGGCGGGAATCCGTCGAGCAATGCCGCGCGATCTCCACTCCCCCAAGTGGCCGCCGTGCGGATGATGGAGTCCACGACCCGGCTACGCTTAAAGAGCTTCTTCAAAAGCGCGTCGCGGTCGGGGTCTTCGTCCGCGATGGCGATTAAGAACTCCGAAGACGAGTAGATCAGTTGTCCTTCCTCATTCTTTATCCCGTAGGTGCGCTTCCATTCGACTGTAAGACAGGCGAAATTCGCATCCGCGGGAACGGTCTGCGTGAAGTCCTCGAAAGGCGGGACGGCTTCACCCAAGACATCCTGCGAAGCCTCTACCCACCTTAGCTTGACGAGCGCCAACACGTTCGCGGGCGCGGTCATCGCAAAGGTCGTGTCGAAGGCGGATTCAAACATCAGGCCGCGAGTCCCAGGTCTTTTGCGTAAGATGTCAACTCCGCGACGAGTACATCACCGGCCACCCTCTGCGTCAGATCGTCGTAGATGATTCGTTGCGGCAGATTCCTTGACTCAACTCCCGTTTGGTGCGCGAGTGCATAAGGAAGCGTCGAACCCATCTCAAGAGATTCCGCGGACGGCTCCCAGATTGAGCCGTCCGCCCCCTCCTTAGTTAAGGACTCTTCCATCGCGCCGCTCGCGTGTAGAATCTTTGCGCCCGGATATTGCTTCGACTTGCGCGCCGCGTAACGCTCACTCAAGTCCGCCCAGCCCGGCCCCCCGGAGGAAAACTTTTCTGCCGTCACCCGGCGAACCGCCTCTCCGACACCGGGCCACGCCGGGCGCAAGTCTGAGAGTCGCGCCAGCAGCGAGTCGAACGCCACGATCAAGGTCTCAAGTCCTTCGACTTCTATCCTTACTACGTCCATGTTTCGTTCGTCGCGTAGCCCCGAAGCTTCCAAACTAAGGGAGCTTTTATTGGCCGCTTCGTCTGGTCTGGCTCAAGTTTGTAAACCGTGCCGCCCAAAGAGAAGTGCGTCACCTCTCCTGAAGCCGGGTCGAGCAAAGCAGAAAGCGAGTTGTCAACATCTGCGATTTCAAGTGCGATAGTATCGGCCCCGTCCTGTCCTGTTGCCGTGTCCGCACCCCAACCCGTCGGCGTCGCCTTCACTTCAAACTGAGGCACGGCATCGCGCCCCAGGAACTTCAAGAGCAGGAGGTTCCCGGCAGGCCCGAACACCCCTCTGACTTCATTCATCATGAGCGCGTGAGCTTGCGTTATCTCTTGTGCGACTGAATAGCTCACAACCCGGCCCTCGCCAGACCGAAAAACCCCGGTACGTCCGCCGAGTCTTTCAGTCCGAGAAGCGCCCGTGCCCTGCGGCGTAGTTCCCCCCGGTTGCGGTCGTAGTCAATGTCAACGCCCTGCGCTCCCGCCAGTCGGACGTGCCTGTCTTTGAGCGAGTTGTAAGAGTCAGCCACGTCCATTAGCTCGGCCTCGACTGCCGCAATAGCCGCCGAATCTAAAGAACCTTCTGCCATGGTGACGGCTTCGGCTACTCCGGTGTAAGCAGTCGCGAGCAGTTCGGCAAGCAGGGCGATTTGGGACGGGGCGAGCATTTACTTACCCTTCGTCGGCAGCACTGCCCCGCAGGATGGGCAGCGCCCCTCTTTGAGTGCGGCGTCGGCTTTCTTCTGCTGCTCGCGGTCGTAGGCGTCCCTTTCGGATTTGTCCACTTCGGCCAGCCTGCCATCGCGAATCGCCGCTGTGACTTCGGGCGTCAGTGCTACCTCGACGGGGGCGGGGCCGGCGACGTGTGCCTGCCCGCCCGGATGGTCGGGGTGCGCCTCGAAAAGCGCGGTCTTGTTCCCGCCGTCGGGCGACGTTTTGAGCGTGGACTTGACGAAAACAGTCCTGGGCTTTTCCCCTTCGGTCTTCGTCTGTGGCGTCTCGGTGATCTTCTCGTCTCCCATGAATATCCTTTCCTTTAATCTGTTCCCGACCCTTCGGACGGTTTGCCCGCCTTATCTAAGCTCACGCATTAACATTGAGGATTTTCACCGCCGCCGGGTCGAGGATGTCGTAAGCCTCGGTTTCGGTCATGATGAAGTATTCGACCTGGCGCGCGGCCCACTTCTCTACCTCCTGAATGCTCGCGCCGATCTCGTAAACCCGCTCGACGGCGAACCGCTTGTCGAGGGCGACGATTTCAAGAGCGGGCGCATCCGCCGTCCACCCAACGGCCACGTTGTCAGCGAGTCCGGGGTTGATGGCGCGGAAGCCGCCGTAACCGCCCATCGCCGAGATGAAGAAGAGCGGGACGTTGGCTGAACCGGTGTTCAGGAGTTGCATCGAGAGGACGACGCCGGTTTGCGCGAGCGCCGTCGTCATCATGTACGGGTTGGCGAAGAGCATCTTGAAGGCGAGCCAGCCTTTGAGGGTGAGCGTCCCAGCGGTGGCCGCCGGGTCGAGCGCGGTCAGGTTATAGACCGTGCCCGCGGTGTTGGCATTCCCGTCGCCGGAGACGAGGATAGAGACGATTGTGGAAACCTTGTCGGCCTCCGCCTGAACTGCCATGCGCTGAATCTGGAAGGCTACGAGGTCAATCGGCATCTGCCTCAAGACCTCGTAAGAGGTTTCTAGTTTCCGCCCGTACTTGTGAAGCTGAATCATGTGATTCCCGCCCACGAGTTTCGCGGTCGGAATCTCCCCGGCCTCGGCGACACGCTTCATGCGCTGGTTTTCGGCGTCGTTCGTCAGGTAGAACGCCTGATAGACGCGCTGTGAAATCCCGGTGTTGAAGGCGATCAACTCGGAGAGAGGGATGGCCGGGGCGATCTGCTGGAAGCGGGGCTGCGAGGCGTAGGCGTAGGGGTTGTACGCTGTTCCGGGCGGTTGATCCTGACTCGTATAGACGGCGCGGGTGTTGTAGGACTTACCCGTCACCGCCGAGCGCCAGAACCGCGCGATGAGTTCGGGAATGAGGGCGCGCGCGTGCTCGTCATCCTCCATCTTCTTCAGCGGGTCGGCCTGCACACCGGCCTCTTCGATTGACTTGACGCGGATTCCGCCTGCCCGTAGAAGGCGACCGAAAGCGTCGAGCTTGGTGTCGGGGTGGTCGGACGATGGGTCGAGGTCTTCGAGGTAGAGCGACGGATTTTTTCCGGCGGCCAGCGCGTCGCGGTAAAAGTTATTCGTGACGGCCCGCAGAAGTTCGCCGGGCCTGCTCTCCGGCGTGCTGGTGGCGAGTTGGGTCATTTTCTTTCGGTCTCCTTCTTTAGAGGTCAACCACGACGTTCGTCGTGTCGCTCACGTCAACGATGCGGCCCCGGCACTTGATGAGTTCCGCGGCAGTGCCTGCCGCGGCAGAGCGGATGTAGCCGCGCGCCGAAGATGCGCCCAGCGCCCCGACGATCTTCGTGCCGCGAGTGAGCGTGGCCGACGCGCCGCCCGGTAGTTTCACGTAGCCCTCGACCTGGACTGACGCCTTGTTGTCGGACTCGACGAGCAGAAGCTTGCCCTCCACGGCGTCGCTGTCCGCGGTCAGGGCCACCGTCCCGTCGCCGGAGAGCGTGACGGCGAGGCCGACCTGTGCAGAGCCTCCGGCCTTCGTGATGTCGTAAGTGATCGTTGAATTGTCGATGAGGTATGTGGCGACTTCCTCGCCGATGCCCTCGAATGCGACCGCGTTCCTGGGGTCTGCCATCTTTTATCTCCTTTAGGCGGCGAACGCCGCGTCGGGCGTGCCCGTGGTCTTCCTGGCCTCGGCGACCTGTTCCTCGCCGTCCTCCGTCTGTCGCCCACCCGGAAACTTCTCCTTCGCGATGCGCGACCAGTCGCCTTTCATCGTGCGGATCGTGTCGAGCGGGAGACCCTGAAGGGTGCGCTCGTATTCCTCCGTCTTGAAATCCGCGCCGTTGGCCCTCACGCCCTCAGCGATGGCCTCCGTGATGAGTGATTTACGGTAAGCCCTGCCGTCTGCGGCCTGCTCCGCAAGTGCACGCAGGTTGGCGCTGATGTCGCCTTCCGCAAACCCGGCCTCCGTGAGAAGCGAGCGCACCTGCGCGGCGTCAACTTCCGGTTGCATTGCCGCCTGAGTCGCGCGCTCGGCGTTGGGCTTATTTTGGTCTTCTGCTGCTGTGCTCATGTTTTCCTTCTCCGAATGGCCGGGCACACTCACGCGCTTCTCCGGCAGGTGAATCCTCAAGTGGCGCTCAAGGAATAATCTCGTCTTTGGCTCAAGGCTTCCGTCTTTCGCCTGCCTCGTTGCCTTCGCGATCATCGCGCCCGGCGTCGAGCCTTTATAGACGCCACTAGCCTCCGCCAAATGCGCGTCCTCAACGTCAGCCGTACACATCTGCTCGCGGGTTTCGCCGTCGGCCTGAACCTTAGAGTTCATGCCCGGATAATGGCTGCACTCCTCCCACTCCCAAATGTCGTTTCCGCAGATAGAGCAAATCCACTCGCCGCCGTAGAAGCCGACGCTCACATCCGAGAGGACGCCGGAATCAATCGCGCGGATTATCTGGTCACTCTGAATTGTGCCGAGCTGAAGGCCGGTCACGACGTAGAAGTCCGCCAGCACACGCGCTACGCCATCGCCCTGCCCGCCGACGAATCGGCCCGACATCGAGCGCCCAACGATCTCCGCGCAATCGTGGGAGTAGAGGAATGAAACCCCGCCTTCCGCTTCCTGCGCATAGTTCTTAAGTGTTGACTGCGCCATGCGCGTGTAGTGGGAGTCGAGTCGGTTGTTGGAAATCTCCGCGGTGAAGAAGAACGGCTCATACTTCTGAAGCCCGGCCTCGTCGAAGGCGCGTCGCTCGACGGCGAGGGCGCGCAGTTCTTCGCGGGAGCGCACAAGGCCGCGCAAGTCGTCAGGGATGGTCGCCCCGATGATTGCCAGTGGGTATTGGAAGACTCGCTCTTGCGTATCGCCCATGATTATCCGAGTGTGACGTTGCGGAGATTCCTGACGTACCAGACGCCGTTGTAAGCCTCAACCTCGAAGCCGTCGCCGCGCGCTCCACCGAAAGTTCCCACGTCCGAAGCCGCGCCCCCGGCGTTGAAGCCCGACCCGGCAGCGTTTGAGACTGTGTGTGCGAAGGCCGTAGCCGAGACGATGAAGAGGCGGCAACCGTCATCCGTCCCGGCTGTCGGGTCTGCGAGCGTGAGTGCGGCGGCGCTCCCCTTCGTGATGACCACCGTGCCGGTCTTGGCGGCAATCGCGCCGTCCGCGGAGGCGAGAGTCTGTTTGTGGCCGATGCCTATACCGCGAATCTCTTTGTTGGCGTCGAGGACGGCTGCGCTTGAAGACTTGGCGGTTCCCGGCACTACGCCGTCAAGGACGCCGATCTCCGTGCCGGAGATTTCCTTGCCGCCCATCTCAAGGTTTGCTGCGCCGATGTTATCTAAATCAGTCTCGCCCATCTCGCTTGTCCTTACTCGCCTGCGCGGGTGGCTTTGGTCGTGCCGCTGAAGAATGCCTTGGCCTCGTCAGAGGCGGGGATAGAGTTGAACTCGTCTTCGGTCATCCAAGCGTCTTCTATCCGCTTAACGCCGGGAAGAATGATGAGCTTCGACCTATCCGTTATGCGCGTGTAGAAAGTTTGGCCTGACTCGGTGGTGACTTTTGAGACTTCGATTCTCTCTTACTCCGACATCTATAAACCTCATCGCAAAAAGGAAAAGCCCCGCACGGGAATCTCTTTTTCAAGAGTCCGTGCGGGGCTGCATCAGTGCCTCGCGGGTTGTACGGCCTATGGCCGCAACTGCCTAACTGTCAAGCCATGTTATCGGAGAGGAAGTAGCGTTTCCTCAGAACTCGCCCGTCGCCGGACGTTGCGGGTACGCTCTCGCGTCTGCCCTGCTGCCCCTCTCCAATTATCAATGGACAGCATCTTAACACACAAAGTTCTTTTCCGCGCAATGAAATTTACAAAATTTATTCGGGCGGTTGAAGTGGCCCGAAATATCGTCCAATCCTAGTCACGGCCCAATACTGCTCGCCCTGTTCGTCAACGTCATAGCACCTTAATTGCCATTGGTTGTCTTCGTCGGGATTCTGCTCAAACCAGCACTTAATAAGCGTTGTAGTTCCCAACTCGCCCCAGCGCCGATACCAATAATAACCGGCCACGGTGGGCAGTTCGGCTGACCATGCGCGTTGATGTCTAACGGAGGCCAACATAAATCACACGTTCGGCTTTAAGGGGCTTGTGTAGTGGTTAGCGTATTGAGTCTCGCCAGACGGGCGCGTGCCTTTTATTAATGGTTGAGTGGCGGGACAAATAGAAACTTCCGTGATGTGGAACTTTCCTTCTGTATCCCATACACCGCCGAACTCAAAGGACACTAGCCCTCGCTCAAGTAGGTAGTTTAACTCGGCGGATTCATCCGTCAGTTTCAACACGCCGAGCGGATTCATGTAGTCGTGATTTAAAACAATTGGAATATCGCTCACGATTGCTCCAACTTTATTCTGCTCACAACCTCAACCGGCTTGATTTAAGGCTTCTCTTGAGAAAATCGTGTGGTCTAGCCGCCGCTCACCCGCCTTCGCAAATAACGCCCTCCCTTTGGGCAACTGCTCGCTCATAGCCTGTCCCTCTTCTCCCTGCTCGGGTTGAGTGCCTTAAAGATGGCAGCCAATTCAAGGGTCGCGTTGAACGGCGAGCCTTTCCGTGAAGTAACACGGAGATTGCCCGGCTCGCTTAAGTCAACGCTTATTTCGCTGACAATATGGGCTTCAGCCGAAGAGTCTTTATCCATGCCGTCTATTATACCAGTTCCTGAAATTTAAAAAACTATTTCCGTGCGTCTCTCCGGCTCCGGCGCAGTAGGCGGTCGCCACGTCACATTAAGCCCGCAGCGCGGACACTTCAGCTTGGCGAAGAGGAGCGAATCCCTGCGCCCAAGTTCCGCGCCGCAGCGTCGGCAGTAAATCTTGTCGTCCGCTTTGCTCACAGGGGTCTCTTAATTCGCTTATCGTCTTTTGAATCCTTGCGGCGCGCGTCCAGCTTCTTCTCACAGACCGGGCACACGTTTTTCTTTAAATCAATCTCGTCAAGCTTGTAACCACAGCGGGCACATTTCTTCATAATTCCTCCGACAGTTCCGCCAATTTGTTCAAGACCTTCCTCACCTGACACGGCTTGCAGAGCGAGTCGTCTACCTCGGTCTTCACCAACTCCAACCGCGGGTCGCACTCGCACGGCTCGCCCGCCGCGTCAAGTACTGCCATGTAGTTTTCCCGCGATGGCTGACATTCAAGCGGTATGGTCATTTCAGACATTGGCGACTGACTCACTTTCTTCGCGGATACGTTTCCACTCCCCGAACGGGACGGCGAAGATGGTCTTTCCGTTCTCCACAAACGCGGTCTCGCGTCTGTACTGGCCCCACTCCGCGGCAACGCGAAACGCCCTCTCGCTGCCGGGGTCTGCCTTGATCCCCATTAACCCCGCGCCGCCCGAAATCGGCATCAAGTTGGATATAGGGTCTGCGACAGCGTTGTGACCGACGACCGCATTCGCAGCGTCGTCGTTCGTCTGCCAGCCTTCATCTCGCTTACGCGCCTCGTTTGCGATCAAGAGAGTCTGAGTCTGCGCGTCGCGCAGGAGTTCCGCCGCGCGAAGTTCAGCGAACCTAAACTCCACCTTCGCCGCTATCCCCTGCACCTGAAGCGCAATCGTCAGCAGGTTTTCCAGCAACGTTTCGCACTGATGCTGAAGCGCCTTTATACCAGCGGCGTGAATCTCCCACTGACGATTCGCGTTTGCTTCCGAAACGCCGTCAGTCGTCGCCATCAGAAGAGGCATGGTCTTCAAAGCTCTAGTGGACATCCGCTCAAGAGCTTTGATAAGGCCGTCAACGACGCCCAGGCCCGAAGCGTTCATTGTTCCCACGGGCTGTTTCGAGACCTCCACCGCATCGGGGTGAACGAATGCGTCATCCGGCTTTAACTGCCCGTACATCCGTCCGATGTCGTTAAAGGCGCTCTCAAGCCACGCTTTTCGGGACGCCGGGTCAGTGGCGTCCGCATCCGGCATCATCTTTACCAGCTCCTCAAACTTCACCGTAATGTCAGGCCGGGGCCAGCCCTGCTGCTGAACCACACGCTTGATGTCGTAGAGCATCGCCAGAAGAAAGAGCGTTGTAAACAGCGCAGGACTGGCGAGCGCACGCCCGTAAGGTTTGCCAGGCAAAGGCTGGAAAGGGATGTAAGCGACCGTCGGGCGGTCGAGAGGAACCAGCTCGCCCAACTGCTGCTGGCACAGCCGCCACACGACGCCGCGGGCCGCATCCTCAGCACGGAGAAACTTCAGGTGGGCGGGATTGGGAGTTGCTATCTCAAGCGGGAGCCTGCCGTCTTCGCTCAAGACGAGTTCGGCGAAAAATCCAGTACTCAGGAATGGCTGAATGAAAAGAGAATTTATTACCACGTCCGTAGGAAGGGCGTTCGGCGGCGCGTAAGGGCCATGCAGGGACGAGAGAAAGCCGTCGAGCGCTTCCTGCGCGGCCTTGTCCTGCTTACCAGTACCCGGCTTTAAGGCTTTCGCAGTCCACCCTGGATTACACATCAAAAGATGGTCGTGGAGTGCACGTGAGACTTCGGGACTCAAGTCGGCGAGTAAGGAGAGTAATTTTGCAGGAGGGAATCTGCGGAGCGTCTGCGCGTCGAACTCCACGCCCCGAATGGACTCGTCCGGGCTGAAGGCGAAGAGGTTGCCGAAGACGATCTGATTCGGATCGTCCATTGTAACGCGCCCGCCCGCAATTGCACGGCCTACGCCGACACCCGATGCGACCGGCGCAGTCTGGGCACGTCTTTCTTCGGACTGCCAAAAGGAGCGCCAGATTTTCAGCGGATTGATTTCCATTTTATTCCATCTGCGTTTTGACTGCCGAGAGCATGAGGCCGACGCCAGCTAAAGCGTTGCTCTTACCCGCCATCACGCCATATCTGAAATCATCGTATGCGTCATCTCCACCCTGCCCGTCCTCATCAACGTCAACCTTCAGCACGTCCTCCGGCCTGTGCGGGTCGTGCTGAAGCATGGGCAGGCACTCTATCAGCCGCGAGCACCTGTCAGAGATTTCGACGCGCGGCTCGATGCCGTTATCCACATCGCCCAGGAGCATCAGAACTTCTGCTGCCCCGTTGACTCTATCCATGTTCGCGGGGGTAAGAATTATCCCCTGCTCTTTGTATTGATCCGCAATCGTCTTCCCCTTCTCGTCACCTTTATGGGCGAACACATCCACACCAGCGACGAACTCCCTAAGACGCGAAATGTTGACGCCGTGGCGCGTGAGCATCGCCTTTATTCCTTCGGCGTTCTGTGGAACTAGCTTCTTCGCCGCGTGGTACTCGTCAACAACTCTCTTTTTGCCGTCGAACTCGGTATACAGGTGGCAGCTCGTCGGGTGCGTGAAGCCGTAATCTAGGGAGGCCCACACGGGCCAGTGTGCGGGTATGTCGTCCAATTCCTTGTGGGCACGGACGTGTGCTTCGTGCCGCCACGTCGAGAAGAACTGTCCCGCCGCGATGTCCCAATCGCCGTCCCGCCATGCTGCCCGCTGCCAGCCCTTCAGGTTGTTAAGTGTCTGCTCGTACTCGTCATTGATGAAACGATTGTCCTGATAGTTGGCAAAGATGAACTTAGTGGCCGTCTCCGTCTCTTCCCGGTAAGGCTTAATGAACTTCGTCTTCAGGTAGGCGTGTGCCACCCCTCCGGGATTGAACGTGTAATAGACGCGGGGGCGGAAGCCTTTAGACGAGCGGTTGCGCGTGCAGATGAGGTCAATCTTTTTCTCCGACAACTGCTCCGCCTGCTCTATCAGAATGATGTCGTATTCGAGTGAGAGATAGTTATCAATATCTTTCTCGTATTGGTAAGAGCCGACGATGATTCTTGATTCGTTCGGGTAATGAAGGACGTTATTTTTGAAATCATGGTTGACATGACGGAGCACGTTCCGACGCAAGTCTTCAAGGGATTCTTTCGCGTACTTGCCGACCTTTCGCAGGAAAAGAACTTTTAAATCTGGAAATCTCTGGCAGTCGTCAATTCCGATCTGGCCGAACGCGCAATGAGTCTTTCCACCAGCCAACGCCCCGCCGTAGCCGATATGCGTAGCCTCTCCCGGCTCGTCCGCACGGCGGCAGGCAGCGTGGAAAAGCATCTGCTTCGGCTGCGGCACGTAGCCCGCCCGAAGGAATCTCTCAAGCGAGTCCTTCGGCACGCCCGCCGAGCGCGCGGTCTCGGCCATCCTCGTGACGGCCTCAGTCTGTCTCGCTGGCTGCGCCATAGATTTTTTCGATTGCGTCCGCGACAGGCTGCATCAGGGGAGTGCCATCGGGGTTTGAATGTTCCACACGTTCTCTGTATTTCTCCGGTCTGTGCGCCTTTAGCAAAAGCGTCATCAGCGAATCGCTGTACTCGGTGATGACCTTCTCCGCCACCTTATCCCCCTGAAACATGATCGGCTCATGCCTCGTCACTCCGTCTCTGGCCCGCCGCCACGCCGCGGCCTCCAAAGAATCCACCGCCTCTTCTAATGCTTCGTCCCACTGACGGCTGAACTCTTCCGAGGCATCGCGCGCCTTGTAAGCCGTCGTCCTGTTAATTCCCGCCGCCTGACACGACGCCCGCACGTTCCCCGAATTTCTGAGGGCGTTCAAAAACAACGGCCTCCAAATATCTGCCCTCACGCGCTTTTCCCGCGCGCGTTGGGGTGTCGAAAGTGTCGAATCCGGTTTTTCGTTAGATTTATTGCTCATTTCTTCGTTAAATCATTGATTTTGTTGGACTTGCAAGCATTTTTCTGTTGACAAGCATCACTCATCTGACTATACTTAACTTGTTGATGGCGTTGAACTTGCAGGTTTCCCGGGAGAATAAAAGTGATGACAAACCAAAACGAGCGAGTCCAAACGATAGTGACCGAACGCACGGTCATCGAAGTGACACAATTGGGCCGAGGCTGCACAGGCAAAATCGTTGACAGCACTTCCCCGCTCTTCGGGCAGGAAGTGTTCGGCGACCGCTGGTTCGTCATCGCGGAACTAGACTCCCGCGCGAAGGCGGAGCAGGGGGTGGCACTGTGAAAATAATCAGCACCGCCAGCGGCGACGTGACGCTCAGGGAGTATGTGCGGGCGTGGCGCGCGGTCAAAGCCGCACCTTCCGGCACGGCCTTCAAGTCCTCTCTTTGCGGCTGGTGGCCGGCGTCGCGCGAAGAGATTCTGCGGCAGTTCATCGCCGGCCTCCACGACAGAATCAATAAACGCTGAAGAAAGGAACGAACGATGAACAGACCAACTCTCAACCCCGACGGCCACTCCGTCAAAGGATGCTCCATCATTTACGCCCCAGCCGGTCAAGCCGGGGAATATGCCAAGCTCGCGGCAAATCCCTACAGAGGGTGCGGGCACGAATGCCTCTACTGCTACGTGCCGCTCGTCCTCAAGATGGATCGCAAACTCTTCGACGCCGGAGCAGTCCCGCGCGACGGGTTCGTTGGCAAACTCAGGAAGGACGCCGCGAAATACCGGGCACTCGGAATCACCGAGCAGGTCATGCTTTCCTTCACGACCGACCCATATCATCCCGGCGACACGGCCTTGACTCGGCAGACGATTGAGACGCTGATCGAATACGGCCTCTCGTTCTGCACGCTCACCAAAGGCGGGACGCGCGCGCTCAGAGACATTGGCCTCTTCAGGCCAGAGCGCGACGCCTTCGCCTCGACGTTGACGAGTCTCGACGATTCCGTTTCGCTCAAGTGGGAGCGAAACGCCGCGCTGCCCGCAGACAGGATTGCGGCTCTGAGGGCTTTTCACGAACGAGGCATCTACACGTGGGTTTCGCTCGAACCCGTGTACGACACCGAGGCGACGCTGGAGATAATCAGAGCATGTGCCCCATTCGTGAATCTCTTCAAGTTGGGGCGCATCAACTACAATCCCATGACGAAGAGGATTGACTGGAAAGACTTCACGGCGCGCGCCCTGGACGTGCTGAACGAGTGCGGCGCAGAGCACTACATCAAGCGCGACCTTCAGCCCTACCTTCCCGAAGAATACGAGAACGTGAAGTACAGAAATCAATTCGCGCCCCTTTCGAGCCGAGCCGCGTAGTGGGCCATGTTCTGCTGAAAACCGCAGTAGTAGCCCCGAAAGCCTCTCAGGTCATAACCGACCTGAGAGGCTTTCGCCTTTAGAAGTTCCTCACAGACACCCAAATAGCACCCGTACAGATCGTTCCCGTATGACGCGACCAGCGGCGCGAGTTGAGCTATCTTCCATGCCGTCTTCATCTTTATATTCACTCTCAGGCCGTCGTTGACGACTATCCAAAGCTTCTCGGCCTTCGGCCTCTCGCTGAACAGGAAAGCATCAATCACATCCCACGGGCTGCCGTATGGATCACAGTCAAGCAGATTAACCGGCAGGTGTGCGCCCGCACCTTCCGCAATAGAGCGCGTAGAATCACATTCATAGACACTCCACGTTTGGCGTTGGCGCGAAAGAAGCGACGCTTTTTCTGGGTTCTTCTCAAAAACCACCCCCTGCTTAATATCCGAGTAGCACGCCTGATAAATCTTCCCCGCGCCGCCGTGCGTCTCTAGTACGACGGGCTGCGGGATTTCCTTCAGTGCCGAAAGTCTCAGCGCGACCTTGCGGTTAAATGTTTGGTTGTCCTTTTTCACTCAGGTAAAAAGTTGCCAGTTCCGCCAACGCGTCTCCGCGATTTTCATATCCCGTCTCGCGCAAAGCTCTTTCTATGACTGCCAGATTGTGAACCGCCACAACGACTTTCACGTCCGGCATCTTCTTTCTCGTCAGCCGCTCGCCCTCTTTTTCACCACCACCGTTCTCCGAAAAAGTCTCTGCCTCTACGGAGAGCGTTTCGAGCATCAGAGACACGGCGTCATCTTCAGCCGATACGTCGCGCAACAAAATTTCAAGCGTTTCCGAGTCATGTACTGCCATCGCACTTAGCGGGTCGTAAGTAGCAAGTAACAGCTTTTCCTCTTCCTCGCTCAAGTCCACCTGTACGCAGGGGATCGGCGTCAACTCGTCAGCCGACAGTGCTTCCTCAATTCGCAAGTGGCCGTCCAGGAGATTTCCCGTGCGGACGTTCTCAAGGACTGCACCAGCAAAACCTATTTCCGCGAGTACGCCCCTGAAAGCTTCGCGTTGCGCGTTCGGGTGACGACGGAAATTCAGGGCGTTCGCGGTGAATTGGTTGGCAGGTTTCTCTGTGAAGCCCACAACCCTATTGCGCCACGCTGAGCCACCAACTTTTCGCGTCGTCTTTTTCACTTCTTTGCCTCTCGCTCCCTCTGCTTCTTCTCAATCATCTTCACCAGCTCTTTATCCGACACCCTGGCAATCCTCAACCGTCCGTAGCGAGGTTGTTTGGCCTTTTGTTTGGCGCGCAGCTGCTTGGCGTTCATCGCTCTCTACGCTCCTGGGTGACAGAAGTGTGAATCCCATCCGGCAAGGCTAATTGGGCAAGCACGCGGTCTTCCTCGCCGCACAAATCATCGTAGTATTTGAATTCAAAAAGGGGCGGCTCAATTTTCGCGACGCTCATAAGTGCGCGGAGTTTGCCGATGTGCGCTTGCAATTCCTGAACGTGCGCCAAGGCGTTATGCTTGCTGGCACGCACCAGAACCAACTGTTGCGCGGCGTAGTTGATGCGCTCTCTGAGAAAAGCACTCTCCCGGTCTTCGCTTCTGGCACGCCTGGAATTGACCTCTCGCAAGAGGCCGGGGAGCGCCGCGAAAAAGGCGGCCAGGACAGCAGAGACGAGTCCGATGGCCGCCACGTCAAGCGTGCGGTCTCCGATGAATTCCCCAATGAAAAACGTCATCCCTCCCGCGAAAGATGCTGCTTTCAGGAGCGGCGCGACCTTTAAGCTAACGGGGATATTTTGCACTCTCGCGGCCATTCTCAGCCCTTGACATTCTCTTGCGCCCGCTTCTCTTCCTGCTCAGCCTCGGGCTTCACCTCGCCTCTTAGCTCGTCTTCGTCCAGTGGACGAACGCGCGGTGTTTCTTTCTCTTCAGTCACTCTTACCCTCCACAGACTTCCCGTATACGAAATGGTGTGCGAAAATAGTTGACGAACGTGAATAATTCTCTTGACAGAAATCGTTTACGAGCGTAAACTGATTCCACGCTCGATTGAGCGAATTTGAAGAGAAGAGGAAAAAGACAATGGCGAGCAAATTTTTCAACACCCCGCACCAAACGACAAGACCGCAAGACTTGACGCGCGAAGACGAAACAAACCGACGTGTCAAAGAGATTGCTGACGAGATAGTTGAACTGCGCCGCAAGGTGCGTGGTTTGAAGTTGGACGAACTCACAGAGCGCAATCCTTACGGGTTGGCGCTTGAGGACGAAACCTACAAAGCAGCGCGAGAGCTTGATTACGAGCGCGAGAACGTCGCAATCGCCGCACACGACGTTGACGAGGCGCTTTCTACTCTGAGCCAAATGCTGTGCGCTTTCGCGCGCGGCAGAGAACTCGAATTGAGCCTTAAAGAGAAAGAGGAGCAATCGTGAAAAAAGAAGACCTGATGACGGTCGGCATGGTCGCGCGAGAGCTAGGAATCTCGCGCGAACGTGTCCATCACAAGCGGCGCGCGGGACACTTCCCCTCAGCTTTTCAGCTTGAGGACGGGACGTGGTTAATAGACAGGAAAGACCTCGCGCAAAATCGCCAGCCCAATCCGGTTGGGCGTCCGAAGAAAGAGGCAAAGAAGTGACCTGCGAAGCCTGCGGCGGCAGATTGAAGCTCGACAAGCAAGTGTCCGACGGCGACCCGAACGGCACGACCGTGGAACAATACGAGTGCGAGGACTGCGGCGATTTATCGGTGGAGGACTCGTGACCTACGACCCCAAACCCGTCGAAGGACACCGCCTCGCCCTCACCCGCCGCGTCGTCCACCTGATCCGGCTCTTCGAGGCGGGCGACACGCTCTCGCAGTCTGAGCTGGCCCGCGCCTTCGAGGTCTCGCCCAAGACAGTTAATCGTTATTTGAAAGTCCTGCAAGAGTTCTACCCGATCAATCGTATCAAGCGCGGGCGCGAGGTCTTCTTCAGGCTTGAACGCCCGCGCAAAAGGCGCAAATGAGATTCTGGGCCTCACCCTCTTATTACGCGCCCGCCGCATTCTCCTTTCGTAAAAATAAGTTTCTCCCCGCGAAAATAACTGTTGACAAGTTGGTTTCTTTGTGCGAAACTCTTTCTTGTCAGGGCGAAAGCCAAACTTGAAAGAGGAGAAACGAAAATGGCTAAGAAAGATTGGAATCAGGACGGCCCCGGCGCGGTTCACGTTTCGGATGGTACGGAAGGCTACTGGACAGACGATTTCGACCCCGAAACCGAGTCTCTTAAGAGTCTCGCAGACGACTTCGCGGACGGCTACAACTTCAACGACTGGACGTGCGGCGCTGACGAAATCGCTCTTTCGGTCACGGTCACGAATACGACGACGGGCGAGAGCGAGAGTTTTAATTATCGCGGCTCCTACTTCGGCATGAACGGAGGCGCGGAAGATGAGAATTAAGACGGCTGAAACCGTAGCCGACGAGCTGGGGGTAACGCCCCAGCTCGTCAATAAGCTGATACGGAAATTGGGCATCACGCGCGCCGACTGCCCCTGTTGCGGGGCAAAAGAACGGGGCATCACTGATGCGGACGTGAAGAAAATCGAAAAGAGAAAGACCAGCAAAGGCCCGACGAAAGGAGCAAAGGAGTGATAAACAAAGAACAATTTATCGAGGGCGAGGAGCGCGCGGAATGGTTCGGTCATAGACACGCGCACTCGTATGTTTTCCACAACGGCGCGTGGACGCGCGGACGCTGTATCCTGTACGGCGACGGCACTTGCGATTCCATTTGGAATAGCAAAGAGTTTGCCGCCGCCGCGCCTCTCGCGCAGACGGCAGAGGAGTGGGAACGGGAAGTGCGGGCGCAACGCGCCTAAAAAACAACCCATCTTCGTGAGCCTCACCCTCACTCTTCTACCCTTCCGCGTCCGCCGCCAAATCAGCCAATAGCTGAATCATGTTCGCCTTCTCCGTCTCACCAGCCTTCGCCGTCAACTCTTCATCCGACAAGCCGGAGGAAGCCTTGATTCTCGCGTAGAGATTCACCGCCCCGCTCTGCTTATCCCTGACTCGTCGTGTCCGCGTGCGGCAGAGGCGGCGCAACGTCACCCGCCGGATGCTGCTCTGCCGGGTAGAGTTGATTGAGCGCGTCTCTCAAGGGCACGAGGTACTGCTTCCATGCCGCGACGTGCTGCGGGTATCGTCCAGACAGAAGTGAGAGCACGAGAGCGACGACCATAGAAATGTAGATTTGCATAACCTTCCTTTCAAGTGTTGATGTTCGTTTCCTTCGACTGCCCGACCGTAGCCTGCGAAGACTTCAGCAACCCGCCAAGCACGCCGATCATCACGAGCAGTATGTTTTCGAGGAACTTGGTATCGAGTCCTTTAATCGCCAATGTTATGTAAGCGACCAAAAGGAGGAAGCAGAAGGCCGCCGCGATGTAGCGATCTTTGATGGAAAGGGTTGCCGAGTCGCCAGCCATCACCTTCACCACAAACGAAAAAAGCCCGCCCCGGAAGTCTTTCGACTTCGGAAGCGAGCTGGCCCCGAAGGGCGGACACTCGATATTAGTTAGTAAAGAACAACCTCAAATCAGAATAAGCCGAAGCGGGCGATTAATCGGCTTTTCGTTCCCGCGACAGGTAATCCCGGCACTGTCGCTTATTCTGATTTCAAATTGTAACGACGTTTGATGTCGTCAATCATCCGCTGATGTTTCAAGATAACTTGCTGGCAGATGCCGATCAACCCGCGCGCGAACCTCTGCTCTTCCTCGGTTGGCGCGCGCTCTTCGGACTCTATTGTACTAGAGTCCGAGGGTTTGGGGGAAAGAATTTTGCGCTCGTCGGTCACAATTCTGTAGTTATACCTCTGTCGCATTACGAACGCGACACTCGTATCCGCACTTTATGCAATAGCGAAACACTACCTCCGCATCACAACATTCCGACCGAAGTTTCGTAAGCTTGGTCAACTTCTCATCAAATCCCGGAAAGCGATTCCCCGGCTTCCAATCATTCGCCTTTAGCTCAATGAATCGCATCTCTGCGTCTGGAAAATGTTTCTTGATGGCAGCGATGATGCGCGCTTCCGCATCTTTATCGTCCGTGTCAATCACAGCGCAATATGATTCTTCATCGCGTCCGGTTTTCTTCGTATCCGTTCTGCCTCTGATTCCAGAACACCATGAGTCGAAGGGCGGTTTTGTGCATCCCTCGTCGGCGTAATTCCCTGACCACCAACTAACCCAAAATCGCGCCATGACCTTTTCCTTTCGCTCGCATGTTCCTGCCTATCCGAAAAGTTGCTCCACCAAAGAACGGGCAGCCTCAATCGTCATGGGCTTATAATCTTTGACGTTCACATAGAACGCCGCCTCTCGTTCGGCCAACCTTGAGAACACCCGCTCCAACAGCGCGCACTTGTCACACAACAGGTATGAGCCGGCGGCGCAGTTTTCAAGATAGATGCCCTGCACGATCTCAAGGGCTTCGCGCACAGCTTCTAGCTCTTTGTCCTCGCACCTCTCGCACGGATCGGACTCCGTAAATCCCAACCCCTCGCCGCAGACGGAGCAGGGCTTTCGTTGGTAGCCGTCAGCCATCTTGTGTCTCCACCTCCTTCGGCTCCGGTACGCTGAACAGGACGCTAGATTCGCTCGTGTTCAGGAATCTCAAAATACTTTTGCGAATGTCCGATATGCCAACGGTTACAGAATCCGCATTGATATTTATCGAATGGCTCACCTGTTTTCTTCTGCATTGAGAGTCGCGCCTTCTCTGCCGCTTCAGCGTTTGCGTGTGGTAATTTACCTATGCAACTTCTCGCCTCGTCACGCACAGCGTAATCGTATTCATCGTGATAGGTTCTAAACTTGACGGTTGCCATAGCACTTACTTCCCTCGCTTCCTCTCCGCCAATACTTCCGCCACAGCCTCCGCCCTGCATATACCCTTAGCGCAGTCCGGACAGACCGAGCCTAACTTGGCGTTAGCATCCGATTGACCACGTTAGTTCTTAGCCTCGCCTTCAAGGAATCCCGACCGCATTGCACCTTCAACAGTCATCGGAATATACCTACGGGGTCTGGCCTTTATCGGCACGACGGAAGGATGATTACCCTTCGCGTTTTCGCTCGTCAGAAGCGAGTCCATTCGACGCTTCCAACGCCCAAGTTCGCCGTCGGGGTCGGGGTCAATCGGTTCTTCATTCGGGTGCAGTTCGTTCCAATACTTCGCGTCCACGAACATCTGCTTGATGTCATTCGAGATGCGCGCGGCATCGTTGATTATCTTCTGCCGTTCAGCGTCCATCTGCTCTAACCTCCCTCGCGCCTTCATCTCCCCTGACTGCCCTCCGCGAATAGGGGCGTCTCTATCTCGCGGCGGTGGAAGCGGGGGATGTCAACCGCTATTCCCTGCGCCCTTTGAATCCTCGCCTCCGCGACGCGGCAGTAGCCTTCGTCAATCTCAACACCGATAAACTCATGTCCCTCAAGCACGGCGGCCACACCCGTAGAACCGCTGCCCATATATGGGTCGAGAATTGTTGAACGAGGCGGCAACCTCAATCGCCTGATAATCCAACGTATGAGTGCCACTGGTTTCTGCGTCGGATGGTAGTGTTCGTTAGTTTCTGAGGCGCGCGCGAAACCCGACCAGCAGTGCCCAAAGATGTAAACGCCGTGGCCGCGTGAGTACCACGCCACCTCTGCGTCGGAGAGAATCGTCCCACCTTTTGTCGTCCGCTTGTCCCAGACAAACCAGCTCCCGCATGGAAGGCGGTCGCTGAAGCAGTTGGCCCCGAAAAGCACGGCGCGGGGGAAGACGAGCCAAGGCGACGGGTCGAAGGGTTCGGCGTCTCCGCTAATCGCGTCGTGAGTCTTTCGCAGGTGTTCGTAACCTTTACCGCCCGAAAATCTTGTGTAATCTGTATCGTGGCCGACGCCGTATGGCGGGTCTGTCACGCACGCATCAACGACGACGCCCCGCTCGATAAGCCTCGGCATCAATGCCAAACAATCGTCGTTGTGAATCTCGTACTTCATACAGTGGGCGGATTCTCAAATCCGCCACCCCTTAACTAACGCTTGCCGGTTCTTCTCCTCATCTCCCCAAATACTTATCCAAACATCTCCCCCTGCCTCGGAGCGTGTGAGAGCAGCTCATTTCGTAACTCACCCAGGTCAAGCATGACCAATTACCTCAGTGCCAGTAGAGGGCTACCTTTGTTTTCGGCGGCAGATATTGCAGGTATGCCCAAATCGCCGATTCAATGTAGGATGGACTTTGCTCTAAAGGTATCTTGCAAAGGTCGCCTGCCAGCACGAACTCGACGGGTTCGCCGTATGGCGTCTCTTGAGTCTCCCCGTAGCAAGTCCCGTCGAACCCTTCTTGCCTTCCGCTAAAACTGTGAAAGATTTCAGGCACGGGCATCGAGCGCAACTTCCGTATCCTGTCGTGCAGGTCATAATTAGCGCCCAGTTCAAGAATGGTAAAAGAGAACGCCGAGTCTCCCCGGTCGTAATCGAACGGTAAGAGCCTCAGTTGGACACTCATATCTTTCTCAGCACCCCCTCGCAGAGTTTCGGCTCGCCCTCGCCACGGTTAAGCAGGTCGCTGCAAGTCTGGCCTTCCTCGAAACCGAAATAGGTTGATACTCGCCATCTGCACGCCGGGTTCGTGCAGATGAGCGGCGTTCCTTTCGGCTTCGGTTCGGGCACGTTCCTCGCGGGCCGGGGCGAGCCGATCTTCGACATGGCCTCGCGCAGCAGTTCGGTCTGACGCCTGACCTCCTCGCGTCTCTCATCTTCGGAGCGTGCGTACTCTTCCTCTTCACGTAGCGTCATTCCCTCGTGCGAACAGCCCGGCCTCACAGAACCGTCCGGCATCCTTCGGAAACCCGTCCCGAAGCAAGCTTGGCAGGCGTGGACGGCGTTCTCTGGTAGCAGCCGGGTCTTGTTCAACTCGGCGTGCATCGCCCTAACCCTGACCCATTCCGTAGCCAAGTCGTTGGCAGAGAGCGGCCCCAACTCTTCACCCCGCGCTCTGCGCTCAAGGCGGGTTTGAATCGCTGCCCGGTAACAGGCGTCGAACTGTTCTGCGGGAACCCCGGCGACGTGGAGGACTTCGAGCCACGCGGCGACCATCTGCGCGTGGTCAGCGTCGGGTAGGGGCTGCCAGCCCTGCGACGTTCGGTAGCGGTCGAGAATCTGGCCCATCGTCCTCGCCGCCGCCTCCGTCGCCCCCCCGTGCCCATGAGTAGTCCCGGTTGTTGATCGTGTCGGCGCGAGTCCGTTTTGCGGGTTGCGGTTGATTTCGTTTGTCATTTCCGTTTCCCTTCGCCCTGGCTATCTTTTCGAGCCGCCCCATGCGCTCCGCGTTTTTGAAAATGAACTGAATCGAGTTGTTGAATTTCCTATCGGGCCAGTCGTCCAAAGCGCACCCGTCTATCACTTTTTTGCAGTAGGCGACCCCCTTTTCGCCGACCGCGCGGTTGAGCGTTCCCCTGGCCGCTGAGTCAAGCGGGACAGTCTCCACCGCCGCGCAGTAGTGCGCGTGAACCTCCCGGATTTCCGCCTCCCGTTCCGGCGAGAGGTCGGGCAACCTGCGCGGTTGCGGCGTGTGTATGGCTTTTTGCTGGTTAATTGGGCTGGTTAATTGGGCTGGTTCAGCCTTTATATGGGACTTGCTATTTTCGCAACTTTGACTTGCTGTTTTCGCAACTTTGACTTGCTGTTTTCGCAACTTTTGCGGCGGGCGTGACTTGCTATTTTCGCAACTTTGACTTGCTATTTTCGCAACTTCACTCACCAATTTCTGCGCCCCTTCTGTGTACTCCTCAATGCCTTTCAGGAGGTAAGTAACGCCCCCGTGGAGCAATATCCAGCCCTCTGCTATCAACTCTTTTCGGAGCCGCGTCAGGTAGGTGTAATCGCGCTTCAAATCCCGCGCTGCCGTTCCGAGTGAGGCTGTACACGTCGGGTTGTCGCGCCCCCCGAATTTGCAGTAGTAGCAGAACAGCACGTAGGCAGACGTACTGATTTCGTGAGAGTCCAGTATGGCCCTGTCAGCCTGAAACATCAGTTCTCCCACCCCACGTCAAGCACGTAGAACTCTTCGGCGACCTTCCGCCCCGCCGCCAGCCCGTCGCAGTAAGAAAGTGACTCCTTGAGATCGGACGCGCGTCGGCCCGTGTAGAGTTCCGTCTTATCGAAACCGTGAATGAAGCCAATAACCCAGTAGTGATCTACACCTAAGATTGACGCGAAATCAGCGATGGGGTTGAAGTGTGAAGGCAGACCATTGAGGAGCGGCGCGAGCGGGCAGCAATGCTTTTGAGTCTGATACGTGCCGGACAAAGCTCCCCACTCGGTCTCGTATCGCTTCGATCTTTCGTTGTACCTCTTGCCTAAATTCTCGCGCGTGGGGTTGACTGTCTTCACCCCGAAATGGCAGCGGACGAGCACGCCCCCTTGTGTCTGCCAGTCGGCGCAGGCGGCAATGATGCGCCCTATTAAATCCTCGTCCGGGATTGAAGAGACGACGGCCTGCTCGCCCTCGTACCAGTCGAAGAAGGGCGCGAAGTCTCCCGCGCCTGTTTTCGATTTGCGCGCGAGCTGATGACGGCTCACTTGACCTCCATGTCGGAGGCCATGCGCCTCAGTTCGGCGAGCGCCATGTCTTTAGGCTCTTTGCCCTCATAGTTCTTTCTGAGGAAGCCCGCGATCTCCGCGTCCGTTTTGTAGAGCTCGTTCAACTCGCGGTAGATGGCCGCCGCCAGGTAGCTGCGCTCCTTCTCATCATCGGGGCCAAGTGCGGAAGCGTCCTCTTTCTTCCGAGCAAGTAGCTTTTCCAGAGACGGGATGACCGACCTGCGTAGCTCATCATCCGACTTCTTCGCCGTCCTTGACAGCGCCTCCGCGGTCTTCGCCACGTCGTAGCCTAGAAGCGTGCAAAGCTCCTGCACGCGATCTGTCAACTTCCGCCGCTCAGGGCCGTAAGATTTCTCCTGCGGCACGGGGCGCGGCCCCGGAGACACGTCCTCACGGCTCGCTATCCCTTCTTTGACCTCGTAGCCGAGGAAGGCGAGCGCGCGGCCCACCGCAGCCGTCTCGACTTTTTCAAGGGTGGAGTTGCCCCGCCCGCCCATCCCGCCCGACTCGTCGGCCATGCCCGAAGAAGTGGGCACGCCGGAGTCGTTCCCGTCGAGGTAGATTTCGCACCTGACCGTCAAAGGCTCGTCCTTGACGACGACCGTGGTGAGCCTTGCCGTCGGGTGGTCAAGGCGGAACTTCTCGACTCTGGTGTGGACGCCGACGTATGAGTCCAGGTTTCTGTTTCCGCCCCGTTGTGGCTGTGCGCTCATCTATTTGCCCTCGCGGTTCTCGTAAAATGAAATCCCAGCCCGTGTGATGCGGTATGAATAGACGATTGAGTTCGTCAGCTTTGATGGGCCAACTCTCCGCTCGCCTTTTTCAACGTAGCCCATTCTTTCAAGCTCGCCCCTGCGTTTTCCAACGGAAGTTTGTTTGATCCCCGTCAACTCGCTCAATTGAAAATCGTCCAAGCCTTCTGGGTGCTCGTAGTGACATTTGAGTGCGAGCATCCGCCCCGTGGAGACGTGCGGCGCAATCTTCTCAGCGGCCATCAACGACGTGACAGGATCGGTAGCCCTGACCGCCTCGCGGACGTTGAAGTCTAAGGATGGTTGAGATATGAACGCCATACTTCCTCTCACGCGCGAACACGACTCCAAACACGCCTTGCCCTTCTGTTCCTCTCGTACTCGGCCAGTGCAAACTCCATCTCTTCCCATGTCCTCGTATGGAAGAGGTGGGAGCGGCCTAAGAGGTATGCAAATATGGAACGGTAGGCGAGCCAGCCCGAAGGGGCGATGATGATGTATGGTTTCATAGGTAAAACCTCTGCATTAGTCAGCGCGTGGCCCCCTTCGTCTCAACTCCGCTCTCCGTGTTATCTCGTCACTGCGAATACAGTTTCGCGCGGCGGAAGAAGTGGCTTGTCCTCCGGCCCTTTCACGTATGAGTCAACGAATGTCACCCGTGCGCCGTCCTTCTTCCGCGGCTGATTCAATCGCCGCCAGTGGCCCTTTACAATCCATCGGTGGTGATACTCGCGCTCCGCGTTTGTATGCCAGTCGGAAGGCTCGCGGCGGCGCAGGTGAATGATGTTAATTTCAGGGACAGGCTTGCCTTCGCGTTGCAGGCGGCGGCGGTCAGGACGCGGTAGCTGCACAGGCTCTTTCGTGGCGAGTTGCAGCCGCATAAACAACAATCCCGTCAAAAGGCATAAATCCCCGCCCTTTAACTGCTCATTCGGCCTTAACAAAGCAACCGGTCGTAGATAGGGAATAGCACGCCCTTCAATCCGGTAATCAAAAACGCCTCCAATAGTAGGTGCGCCGTTTTTGGCATGGGAGAAAACTAATAAAGTGTCAGACTTTGAATCCTTCGGCAGTTGCATCCAATTATCATAATCGTGTAGCCCAAAACCCCCATCAGCCACGTACCACAGTTGAGTCAAAGGCCGTTCAGCAATCCCATCGAACAGCGAGACGGGCGGTGTCGCCCCTGCGAACGCTTCATTCGCACCGCGTACCGCTGTGTTCAACATCTCTTGCGTCCAAATCACAATCTCTGCCCTGCCAAGCAATCGGGGCATTCGGGCAACAACAACCTCACACATTTCCAGTGCAAATTCGCTAAACGACATTCGGAGCGCTGTGCCTTTAATATCCGAAAGACAATGACGCGTCAGGTCGTCGCGTATGACCAAAGCCTCTCTGGCTGCCTCTTGAATGTCCATAACATTCAACCTCCATCTTCACCACAGGGGCGCGCGACTAACGCGCGGAGTCCGCCGGATTCTGCGGAAGAGTGTTTTGCCCCATTTCCACAATCTCAAACGTCACCGGCTCGGCTTCTGAGAGTCCCGCCAGCCGCGACTCGAAGTAGAGTGCTCGACAGTTCGCGCAGATTCGCGTCCAGACGTTTTCCGGCTCCCGCTCGGCCTCGGCTATCCGCGCAACTAGCAATTCAAGGTCACTCATAAGTGTTTAACGGGGACGGCGGCCAGAAACCCCCCTTTCCGACGTGCGCGCGGTAAAGCGTCTCGCGCATCTGCGCCGCCCCCGAAGCGTTACTCCTCGATGCAATGGATTTCCCATTCGAGTCTTCGTGAAACGCTGTCAGGATGCCAGCGTGGACTTTCTTTCACTTTCCGAACAATGTCTTTTGCGAGTAGCTTATAACCCGCGTGAAAGGCCGACGCCGCATACTCCAAAGCCGCCGTCTGTGCAAGCGGGTCGTGTGTTATATCCAGCACATACAACTCACAATGCTCATGCTTGCCGCCAACGTCGTCTGCGCCATCCGTGCGTTCGATTCGATACTTCTCTATCCAACCAACTTTCTTTTTGTCGTAGCTCATAATTACCTCGCAAAAGAAGTCTTCTGCGTTTTCAACGCGGGGAGCCTGCACCGGGAAACTCCTGAAGTAGATGAGCGGGGCGCTCGGAATAACGCCCCGCCCGGCGTCTATCACTCGCCCGATTTCGGGATGTTGCGAAGACACGCCATCGCGTTAGCCGCGTTGCACGCCGCCTGCGAAAACTGCAGGGCGTCGTTTGAATCTTCAGCCTCCGCAGCCTTCTTCACCAACGATTCAACTTCTTTACTAACATCTATGTTTTCCATCGGGTTCTACCTCCGAAAAGAAGCGCCGCATTGAACGGGAGCGGCGGTTGCCCGTGTTAGCTAGACGCCTCACCCGGCGCGGAACTGGAAGCCGCCGATTCGACGCCGATGGTCGCCGAGTCGGAGACGAGCGCCTTGATGCGGTCTATCTCGGCGGTCAAGTCCGGCCCTGCCGCCGGATGCGCCTTCAGGTCTTCGAGTGCTTGAATGATTGCCGCGTCCCTCTGCTTGGCCGACGCCTCGGCCTGCTCCTCTTGGGTGATTACGTCGTCCAACTGCTGCTTCTGATCTTGCTGGTTTGCCGACATTCTTTTGATCTCCTTTGAAATTGAATTTAGTTTGGCAACCGCGTAAGCGAGTGCCGCGAAGGTTGCGAGTGCCGCCAGTGTTTTTAGTGGCTTCATAAAAATAGGCGCGGACGCCCTACCGTTTCTCATCCGGCGTAAAGCGAACGCCCGCGCCGCCTACAGGAGAAGAAAGTTTCTCGTAAACCTGACGTAGCGAGTCAGCCCAAGCCTTTTGTGCTTCCGCGATTGACTCCCTCACGTCTATCTCCAGCCTCACGTCCTGAAGTGAAAGGGCCACGTCTAAAGCTCTGTTCAGAGGCTCTAGGGCATCTTCAGGTCTTCCGGCTGCCGTGAGGACTCGTCCGACGTTGTTGTCCACCTCGGCGGCAAGCAATAAATTGCCCTTCTGCTCGTGGTAGAACCTTGAAGCCGTGTAGTGTCCTAAAGCTTTGTCCGTCTTGCCGAGCAGTTCGTATGTGCGACCCATACCGCACTCGAACTTTGCCGTCAGGGTGTCCCCATACCTGATTGCGGCGGTGTAGTGGGAGGCGAGGAGGTTCAGGGCGTCACCGGGCCGACCCGAAAGCCTCGGACTCACCGCGAGGTCTTTGACCCACCGGAGTCTCAGCCGCTCACCATTCACGGATAGCAGCCTCTCACGGCAGAACTCGGCGGCCTCGTCGTATTCCCCCTGAAGGATGAATGTCTCCCACCGCATCCACTCCGCGAGGTATTCCGCGTTACAATCTTCCGGGCAGGAAGGCGCGCGCCTTCCCACGTAGTCAACCACTTGAATTGAAGGAGAAAACCGAATGAGACGATTACTTTCAACTGCGATACTCGTGTGTGCGCTATCAGCCATTACACTGGCCGACGGCGGATCGGAGCAGGGCGGCAAGGCGTGCGACCCGGCCACGCAGGTCTGCACGTCCTCGACCAACACGGTTTCGGTCGCGGACGTGATTCGCGCGGAGGTCAATGCTCTGTTGGCTTCGCTCGGCATAAGAATTAAGAAGTAACTGGCCGGTCGGTACGCGCGAGGTGTCCCCGCTCTTTCCCCAAAGCAGAAACTCACTTCGACCGCGCGCCCGACCGAGAAATCAAACGCCGCACATACCTTCACACTCGTTATTGAACATATTGATTTGCCCGCGATCCTCTGCCGTCGAAAGATCAACCTCTGGCAGAGGTACTAAAGAGCGGTGCAAAAAAGCCTCGCAATCAACGCCCCTTAGTCCCGTGCGGATCATTGCGTCAAACTCAACGGCCTCCGCCCATGCCTCTGGTGCGTTGTCTTTCAGGTCGCGCCAGTATTTGTTGTCGTGATAGGGGCAAGCGACGCAGGCCGACTTCTTCGGGACGCGGTAGCCGTGAGACTCAAGCCAACGGATGCAGTCCGCGCGGCTCATACGCTTCTCAATAAGCGGGTAGCGGTTCAGTTGCCACTTGTGATTCGCGTCCCTCATGCGCGACGCTTCGTCGGTAGAAATACCTATCCACACTTCAACGGCGTCACCCTTCGGAACTCTCTCGCCTTTAGAGACTCCGAGGAGGCCGCGCAGCGCGGCCTCAAGGGGCTGAATCTTGAACTCGCGCGTACATTGTCGGCGCAGCATCGCGCCCTTCCCCTGTGGGTTGCGGACGTGGGCCGGAAGGGAGGCGAATCGCCTCCCTTCCGTGATGGATTTGATGGTGTGAAGTTTCAGGCTACCGATGCCGACCGTCTCAATGGGGATGATGTGGTTGCCGATGTCTTTCAGATATTCGAGGTGTTCATAAACCCACTTCGGTTCAAATTTGGTATCGGCAAAGAAGGCGCATTCCGGCACTTCATTGAAAACGCCATCAACCGCCATCAAGTAGACGGTTGATGATTGGACGCCCGCACCTAAACTGATTGCCGTTTTCTTCATCCGCTGTTCCTCAACTCGCTCTCAACGTCCCTTCGACCAATCGGCACCACTTCCGCCCCGGCCACACTCAGGCGTGACGAGAGCGCCGCATGTAGTTTCACCATCGCGGAGTCGGCGTCCTCCTCCGTCCCGTTGACGAAGGTGTTAATCAGGCCGTGGCAGAGGCGAGTGAGGGCTGCTTTGTCAGGCGTCTTACCCTTTCTACCTTTACCCGCGATGAGGCCCGCGTCCGATTCGAGGAGCGAGCGGAAGCCCGCGGAAGATTCAGGTTTGTGGATGCAAAGTCCCCGGTGAATGTCTCTGGCGTAGTCGAGATGGTCGGGGTGAGTCCCGGCCAGCATTCCGTAGACGTAGGAGAGGGAGAAGCCGGTCACTTCGGCCAGTTGCTTCTGAACGCCGTCAAGGGCTTGCTGCGTGAACTCCGAAGTTGGTTTTTTAGGCTCGAACATTGTTGGAATCTTTTCTCGTTTTTCTACTAGAGGGCGGAAATCGCTTTTTGCTACCTTCTCTCTCGCCGGGGAAGTCCGGCACGAACCCAAAAGGGTTTAAGCGCCCGTCGGCGTCTGGGGGAGGGGGCGGGGAGCCTCGCCCCTTACCAGAACAGGTGTTTGACAAGTTAATAAAGAACAGACTAGAGAGCGTTGGCGGGTTGCGCGCGTTCGTCGCGCGTACAGTCGTTTGGCGGCACGACCTTCTGCCACTCGCCTTTCATCTTCGAGGCGTCGAACTCGCAGAAAGGTTCGGCTATGTCGTCCACACGCATACTCCCGTCCGCAGGGTCTTTTGAGAGCGCGAGCATCTTCGGCTCGTAGAGTTCTTCCGGTAGGCCGGGGTAGATGTCTCTGCTGTGCCTGTACCAGTACCAGCCCGATTCTTGCGGAGTCTCTTTCGACCACAGATATTTGCTCATCGCTTCTCCTTCCCGCTCCGGGGGTAAAAAGGTTTCAGGGGTGATGAAGAACAGAACCGACTAGCGAAACTCCTGAATCCCGCGCGGTCACGCGCGACACTGTTTTGAGTGCGGCGAGGCAGATTGCTAAGGGCGCGGTGTCGGCCCTAGCCTTTGCCAGCGCATTGCACCACTCGGGCTTGCCGTGCGGCGTGAACGTAGCGTGATAATTGTCCACGGCGTCGTATGGCGTCAGTAGCGTCAGCCAAAGCCCGCGCGCCGCCATGTGCTTTACCACTTCCCACGCGGCCTTGATGTCGGTCGAGTATTCGGGCACGGGAGAAGTCCAGCGACCGCCATACTGTTCGCGGAGAGTTTCGTTGTAGAAGCGATAGTGTTCGCCACGCCGTTCTACCGTCATGTTGAAGAGTCGGCGCTGTATCCAGGCGTCGAGTTTTCTACCGACTTTGAGTTCTTCGCTCATGGCTCTTTACAGTGGGCGGATGAATCCGCCAGTCCGTCAGCGGTCAGATTTCGAGGAGGTCACGTGCGCTCCGCCGTGTTCTTTGAGAAACGCTTTGAGCGTGTCGAGAGGGATGCGCGTTTCAACGTTCGTGAAACCGCCGTCACAAACGACGCGGAGGTAGCCGTCGCCCATCAGAAGTTTGATGAACTCGTTGTAGTAGGTCTCTACAACGTGGCCCTCGACGATGCCGTTCCCGTCAACGCCCTCTTCGATGTTGTCGGGAAGTTCGGGCGAGTCGTCGGGTGTGATGATTAGGCCATCGCCGCCCATGAGTACGTTCATTCTGGTGATGTTTTGCGGTTTGCCCATCACTTCTCCTTTAGTCCGGTGTCCGAGCGAATACGCGCGGAGTTCAAAACTGACGGGTGAAAGGTTTTGTCTTCGTCACCCCTGACATCTCTTGCTTCTGCCCGATGTCGAAAATGTTGATGTGGTGTCGGGCGCGCAGTTCGGCCATAAGTCGCATGTGCTCGGCCCAAACGTCCCCGGTACACTCCTTAACGTGGTGGTCTAAACAGTGCAGACAGATGTCACACTTACGAATTGAGTCACAGCGGCAGCGCGGCCCCAAGACGCAGCCCGAATTACTTTCCGGCTCGCCGCAGCAGGGGCAATTTATGTCGCCGCTGATTCTGCTCATTTCCCTAAATTCTTTTCCTCTCCCTTTCGGGTGTCGGGAGAGAGTTCAAGTTCGGTGGTGGATTCGCGGGGAGTCGTCCAGCACGCAGGCCCGAAGGTTTGCGCCGCAGGCATCCTTACGGGTAGCCCACTCCCCGCGAAGGTTGAATCATGCTTCCGCCTTCGGAGCGATGGGCTTGCGACTCTTCGCTTGCTTCTTGGGCTTCGCCCGTTGCACGGTCTTGCTGTCGCCGAACCCGAGTTCGATTTGTACGCCGCAGCGTTTGAGGCAAGCGACCTGCATCCTCTTGGCCTCGCCCTTGTGGTAGTCGGACCGTTGGACGTGGTAGCCGATGACCTGCCGATAGTCTTCTTTGTTGAAGAGGACTTCCTGCTTATAAACGCGAACGGTGTCGCCGTCGCTGTTGACGTTCTCAATACTGTGAAAGACGCGCTCGCCGTTCTTGTCTTTGGCCTCGCGCGCGAACTTTCGCGCAAGAGATTTCTTGGCCTCGAAGATGGCACTCTCAAGAAATTCATCAGTCCAGAAATCTCCCGCGTCGAGACGCGCGACGATCTCTTCAATCGAGAGAAAGCCTTTCGATTTCGTCAGCCGAAGGAACAGGCTACGCAACTTTTCTTTTTGCTTGTCGGTCATGCTTTACTCCGTTCAAGGCAGTTTCAATCTGCCTCAGTTCGTCAATCATTTCGCGCACTTGGGCGAGGTAGGCTTTCCTCTCTTGGGCGCTCCATGACTGTGTTAGCTCGACTACCCCGCCGAGAGAATGAATGCTGTTGAACATCTTTAAGATTTCGTATGCGACCTTCCCCCACTTTTCGCCGGGAGTTTTCTTCGGGCGGACGAGTCTCGGCTTTTCGGCTAAGTCGGCTAGAACGTCTTGATCGTTTTCGGCGAGGGCCTTGCGTGCTTCCTTCTGTTCCGGTTCTGGAAGCTTCTCAAGATTCTTGGCGACGGTGAGCGCGTCCTTTTGCGTTGGGATGATGGCGATTTCGGGAAACTTCTCGACGGCGGCGACGTGCTCTTTCGCGCGATGAATAGTCGTGACAGGGGTATTAATTCGTTCAGAGGTTTTGGCTAAGTTGCCTGCCGTTGCGGGGCGACCGCCCTTCTTAGTTTTTTCCACGGCGGAAAAAACCTCGCCCTCTTTAGCGGTGATTCGCTCTGCTGTCTCTACGAGTTCAACTAAAACGCGCGAGCGTTCATAAGCCGAGAGGTCTTTGCGCCGGATGTTCTCTTCAAGCTCAAGTTCCCTGCGCTCGTCCTCGGAAAGTTCGGAGTAGAAGCGGGCGTCAATCTCGTCACGCCCCAACTTCTGAAAGGCTTTGACGCGGCGACCGCCCGCGATGAGGTTTAAGTCGGCGTCAACGACTATCGGCTGAATCAGCCCAAACTGACTGATGCTGTCGGCCAGAGCGTCTATGTCGCCGTAGTCTTCACGGCGGCGGATGCCGATCTTGATTTCATCAATGAAGACTGATTGGACTTTCATGCCGCAGCCTCTTGTGGTTGGTCACGCTGGAATTGGAGTTTCATGCTGCTTCGACTTCGCGCGAGTATTTAGACTTGGGGCTGGCTGAAGGCTCGCGCCCGACCTTGTTGACGGACACTCCGAGATATTCGGCCAACTTCACCCTGATTTCCGGGTAAACGTGATAGCCCCTGCGGTGGATGACACGGGAGACGACTTCGGGAGTGACCCCCCACAGCCGAGCAAGCCCTGCGATGGTGTCGCCCCTTTTCAGTATCTTGACCTTGATTTCTAAAGGCGAAAGTGACATTGTTTTCCTTTGTGTGTCTTGTTCATGCAAGACACGAGAAGGAGTATATGGTTATTAAATAACCAATGTCAAGAAGAAAATATGTCCTGGAAATCCCTAGAAGAAAAAAAGAGGTCAAAAGAAATCGCCGATAAGGTGAGCGGGGTGGTGGAAGACTATCAAAAACAATATTTTGCGGAGAATCATATTCGCATATCAGTTCGCGAACTAGAAAGGCGAATGGACATGACTCACCCCATGTTAGATAACATAATGAAAAATAAGAATAATCTGCTTGATGACCGCTCTAGATGGTCTTTAATTAAGATTGGCGAATATTTCGGAACATATTTTGACGAGGAAGAACTAAAGCCTTATATAGATACTTCAAAGGCGAGAGCGCGGGAGACCAAATCCGAAAAACCGCCTTTACCTGAGGCGAAAGAGGAGTCGAAAGATAAACTCGGAATTACCCGCAGCGATGTTAAGGGAGTTGCCGATGTCCAGGTGATTGGCAGACCTGTTGTACGCGCTTTGGTAAAAGAGCAAAATGAGGGGCTTGGGATCACAATAAGAACGGCGTCCGTCATTACTTTCATTAAAGCAATGGCTAACGAAAGGGGCGAGTCGATTGATAATATAGGCGAAACACTTATGCTGCGTGGAATGCGAATTTTCCAGCAACAGGCGCAAATAGACAAACTGCGTAAACCCAAGAAGCCGCCTAAATCTAAAAGGAAGTGAGGTTAGTCCATGAACTCTTGCCCCTGGTGTGGCAGACCCTCCCGTCGGCCATACAAACTGTGCGATGATTGTTACCAAAGAGCCATAAGCTTGCCTACGGTACCCGTGGAGGAGTTCGACCGTTTGCCATATGGCATTATTGAGTTGGACGCATCTGGCAAGGTACTGGCATTCAACCGTTTTGAGGCAACCCGTTCCTGTTGCCGGCCTCAAGATGTTATCGGCAAAAACTTCTTCCGCGACATTGCGCCCTGCACTAACGTACAAGAGTACGAAGGGCGATTCAGAAGCTTTCTCAGTTCCGATGAGGTCGAGGAAGAGTTTGATTTTACCTACCCCTTTGAGCCAGACACAGTGGTGCACATCGTTTTCGTCAAGGTGCTCGACAGTTGTGTGCTGATAGTCAGTAAAGAAAAGGTGGCCTGAAAGGAGACTCCATGCAGCCATGAGCACATCAAGTCGCTATCCCCTCTTAGAAATAATTGCTTTCATATTGCAGATTGTCTCCGCGTTGACGGTCGTTGCGGCTCTGACTTTGGCGGTAAAGACTTACATGGACGTAGAAGATCATACTACGCCCGCATTTATTTACTCTGTCGGCGTTACTCTCTTAATGGGAGTCGTCGTCGCAACGGTCGTGTGGGTAGTCGCCGGCGTTCTCCTTATATTGATTCACATCGAAGAAAACACACGCCAGTTAGCCGAGTCGTTGAAGCTACGGGATGAAATCGCGGGCGCGTTGAAGGGATAAATGAGGTGCGGGCGAGTTAAAGTGTACGAAGCTTATAAGGTGTGAAAAGGAAAATCTATGTCGGATGAAGTTAAAGGCGTTGTGGAGTTTTCTGAGGTCGTAGATGTTGCCATCAGAGAAGACGGCGAGGAAGTCAAACTCACCTGTAAGGGCGACGACGGCCTGCTGTTCGATATGCTCATACCGGTGGATGCCGTCGTCCCTCTCAGTAAGCGTCTTCTGGAAATCGGACGTTCTGCGCGCATCAGCAAGATGGCCTCGCGCCCCGTCATCTTCCGCCAGCCGCAATTCACGACGCCGCCCCCGCTCTTTCTAGTTACCGGACTATCCGGCGTCGTGTACCCCGAATCAGGGCAAATTGATTTACAGATAACACCGATGCGTGGGCCGGACATTCAACTGAGCCTGCCAGCCGAGAACGCGAAAGCACTTTTTGACCTTCTGCTTCAGGTTTATAACCTTGACGACCAAAAGCCGAGTTGAAATGCGCGTCCAGTTCCCCTGCCTCGCTCTCGCTTAACTTGACGTAGCTGACCTCTAATTCCGCCACAATCCACCTCCCCTAACTAGCCCTTAAATCCGAGAGCAAAAATTCTTTTCAGAGGATAGCATTTTTCTGCTTGACGTGGTTATTAAATAACCATATAATATTTTTGTCTTGCAAGGGCAAGACAGGCGGGGGCCGAACACTTAGAGAGGTGACGAAGATGACCGGCACATTCAAAGGCTCATACAGATTCAAGCCCGAAGGTCGCCAGTGGGAAGTAATGAGTGAGAGCGGCAACAGCTACACCGTGACCATCTGGGTTGACCCTCAGTTCGGACGCCTCGCGCTCTGTTCATGCCGCGCATCCGAGTTCGACCGCCCTTGCCGTCACCTTCAATTCATCGGCTGCGCCGACGCGGTTCTATTTGACGCCCCGGTTCGTGAGATTCAGCCCATCGCAGCCTAGAAGGAGAAAAGTCATGGCGGTCGAGAAAAGCGAATGCTTTCTGTGTGACGAGCAATGGCCGATGTCGCGCGACGAGCCGGGGGAACATGACATCGAGGCGGATGGAATTTACAGCACCGCCCCATGTCACAAGCCGGAAGAGTATGCGAAGTATCAGGCACGCGCCGAGAGAGATGCGGCGGTCACGGTCTTGTGGGTGAAAGCCTGTGAGCGTTGGCCTCGTTACCCGATGATGCGCGACTCGTATTTTCGAGACCTGTTGAATGAGCGAGGCATCCAGTTCGGCCAGATGTTCCGAGTACTCCCGGAAGTGGGCGAGGTGGATGTGAGGCGGGCAAGCTTCGGTTGGTATGGCGAGCTGATGACTGCCGAGTTCGGCTTGGTTGGTGAGTACGGAAAGAGTCCGGAAGAAGCGGCGAGCAAGGCGCAGGCGCGGTACGAAGAATTGAAGAAAGGTGCAGCGTCCTGCCCGCTCTGCGCGGAACCGTTAGCTGGCGAGCAATACTTCCATCTGGCGTGCGCCCAACGCGAGAACGCCGATGATGACAACGCCGATTGGAACGCTTGGGAGGTCTAAGTGCCCGTCCGTGAGATTCAGCCAATAGCAGCATAGGTGTTGAGATTTGATATGCGAGCCGATAGTTACCGATTCTTAAAACGCTTGGGCGACGGGCTTGTGGTACTCGACTGCGGAGAATACGGCGAGCAGCTTTGGTCACAAACGAAAACTCGCAAGCCTTTCAGGTGCGCCCTTTGTAACAAAGACGGCAAGAGCGGCGATGAAGCTTTCCGCCCGCTGACCAACGCGCACAACCGCATGGAGCGCATCCATACTACCTGCCTCAGGCCTATCATTGAGGCATTTAAGGGTGAACAGTGATGACTCAACCACTACCCAAAGAACAACCCGAATCTTCCGTGCTCACCCTGCGCGATCTTGCCCGGAGGGTGACGGTCTATCCGGCACTCGGCAACCGCTTCCGCGTCATTCTCGGTTCGGGCAGGGTCACGTGGGCTACCGCACGTTGGCAGAACGGTGAGCCGGTTGTCGAGTGTGTCAACGTGGTGGCGAAACTGGCTGTTGAAATTCACGAAAGGGCAAGAGCGGCCCGCTCTCAAGGGCTGTGAGCGTTAAGGGGCGAGGTCTGCCCGGAAGGAGAGAAGCGATGAGCGACACTTTTGAGAGACGGCATACGGGCGAGATGCGGGCACGAATAGAAGCTCTCTTCCAGATGGCTCGCCCCTGGCAGGTCTTGAACCTCATGTCGCGCCACTGGCAGGAAATTCTCAACTCCGGCCCGACGTTGGAGGCCGAACGTGCAGAGGCACTGTTTTGCGCCTCGCACTTCCGCTGGATGTGCGACGAACTACGCGCCCTGGATACGGCTGAGTCAGCCGAAGAAGATCGGAAGGAAGAGGCCGGGGAGTACGACGTAATCCACGCGGGCGTGGCTGAAATCGCCAAGACCTATCAGCCCAAGCCCCGTACCTTTCCGCACCGCTACGACAGTCAGGACGGGAGGTGTGTTTACTGCGGCCAGATTGAACATTTACCCAGCGAGGACTGTGTAGTACTCCGCCAGGCTGCGGAGTCATTGAGAAAGTCAGCTGCCTAAAACCTACCCCGCCGGGGTGTATTCCGTGGCGAAGGAGGAGACGTGACGACTCAAAGACTAGTCAGCGCCCGCAGCAACTTCAACCTCGAAACCGTCACCAAGTCCGGCAAGTGTCGCGGCTGCAAGACGAAGATCGAGGCCGGGGAAAAGGTGTACGTCTCGCGCTTCACCAACCCGCACAACAAAAGGCAGAACTGTGTGGCATACCTGTGCAACCTTGAAAGCTGCTGGGAAGACTACGACGAGCAACTATTCCCGCAGATGGCAGAGCACTTCGACGGAGAAAGGACAAACGTCTAATGGGCGCACGTATCGTCAACGACGTGGACGAACGGGGCAGGCCACGCACAACCATTTATTGTTCGCGCGACCGCCGCCCGAAGGTCTGCTATGCGTGCGGCAATCCCGCCGTGCGGTTGTGCGACTTCAAGGTTGAAACTGGAACGTGCGACAGGTCGCTTTGCGTTGACCACTTTAAGCGCGTCGCCTTCCAGACCGACTATTGCATTGAGCACTCGGAAGTTTGAGACTCAAGCAAACCTGAGTCGAGGCTCCCCAGCAGACAAGGAGATGAGAGTACATGGCAATGCTCAACGAAGAGGCCGATGCTCAGGCAGAGGAAATAGCCTTCCGCTTCTTTGCTGCGGCACACCCGCATGAAGCCCACGCGGATCAACCTGAAAGGTTCTGGCATTTCTTCAGTGAGGAATGTCCGCGCGTGAGCCGCGAGGTGATGGAGAAACTGCTGGACACGGAGATCAACCCTTGAGCGCACAACCCAAGAGGATACATAAGTGTACCGAATGCGGGGCTGAGATTATCGCCATCCTGCCCACACTTGCGCCAGCCAGTGCAGATGTTATCTGCCTTGAATGTTCGGGCGCATCCATTGACGATTTCTTTGACGATGGCACATCCCCTTTTGAGCCGCGCCGTTGTTATGGATGCGGCGACTACAAGGACGAAGAAATGTGCCCTAACTGCGATTACTGATTGCGAGGCATGTATGTCAGAACCGACAACGTGTGGCCTGTCCATCTCCGAGTTGATTGCCGAACACGGTCTTGAGTGTGGCAACTGCGGGAAGTGGCGAATAATTTCCGCCGAGGGTGACGTGGAAGATTGCCCCTGCGGAGACGAAGGCTGGAATCTGTACGACAAGGCAGACGTTATCGTGCCTTGAATAGTTACTAGATAAATCATGGGACTCATTCTCGACAACGAAACTACCGCTCAGCCCAAAGCTTCTTACGCCCACATCCGCGCTGAAGGGGCATCAGTAGCACTGTGCGGGTCAAGATGGGGCTGGCCCGCCAACATGCTGGACGAAGTAAATCTTGATGACGCCTGGCCCTATGATTCTTATTGTGAGATTTGCAGGGCGGTGTATGAGAGGGAGAGGGCGGATAGCTCCCGGCGTTAAAAACGCGGGCGGCTTCTTTGGTTGATTATGTCTCGGCCAACTCCGACAACAAATCTAAAAGGTGCTGCATTCGGATTCTTGAGTCCGCGCGGCTCTTTTTACCCTTGTAAGTATTGGGGACACTTTGAATTAGCTACAAAGTTGGCGCGTCACTGGCAACCCGGCTCACTCGGAGATGTGCGCCCTGATGGCTCAATGTTAACCCGTGCAACCCCTGACCAATATTTGCTTGAACATGGGTGGTTGCGACTGAGCGATTACCAATGGCTTGGCTATCAGCCGTTAAAGCAACGCCAAATTGATGCTTTATGGGATTGGTGCCAAGCAAACAATAAAGCTTTCCCGCCGTCGGGCGTGGATATAGCGGAGGGCACTTCCTCCGCGCCATAGCCTTAAACGTGCTTAGGGATTGACGATGGGGCGCGGGGACTACCGCAAGCACTTCAGCCGGGAGGCTGATGAGGCGATGGAGGATAAAGAGGAATGGGTGACGAGTTGCAGGGAATGGACAAAATACACAACATCTGCGCCGACACGTTGAACGCGCGCATGACAGAGGCGAGGGAGTTGATTGACTCGGCTGCTGAGTGCCTGTTCAGGCACGACTACACACAGGCGGCGGTCAGGCTTGAAGGGCTAAAGAGACTCGGCACGTTTAGTCCGTTGGAGTTCAGTATCTTCGATGCCGCTTCAGGAGACGCCTCACGGGAGGGTCACTTGTCTGTCTGACCAGGGGGATAGATGGTATGCGAGAGGAAAGAAAAAGACTGAGTACAGCCAAAGAGATCGCGGAGTTGCTTAACACTTCGCGCCGGATGGTTCACTACTTCCGAAAGCGCCACGGTATGCCCGCCTGTCGGTTCGGCCCGCGCACCTATCGGTTCGACAGGGATGATGTTCTCCGCTGGAGCGAGAACTTCAACACGAAAGGCTCGCGGCCTGACCTCCGGGCGGTGTAGGATAGCGCCCTCCGGCAGCACCGGGGCGCGGGAAAGGACTACCCGCATGGCAGTCAAAGAGCGACCGTTCAAGGGAAGCGGGCACTGGCATTTTGATTTTCGGGTGTCAGGCGCGCGCTACCGCGGCACGATACCGGAAGCCCGCACTAAGCCTCAAGCTAAACAGGCTGAGGCGAAACTGCGGACTCTCATCTTCGAGGGCAAGTACGAGAAGGCCGCAAAGCCCATGACCTTCTCGGAATTTTTGGAAGGGCACTACAAAGACTACTGCAAGACGCACGTCAAGGCGTGGCGGCAGATGTTTAATTGCGCCGCGTTAGCCTGCGATTTCTTCGCGGGCAAACACCTCTCGGAAATCTCGGCCTTCCACGTAGAGAAGTACAAGGTCGAGCGAATAAGGACGCCGACCATAAAGGGCACGACACGCAAGGCCAACACCCTGAACCACGAACTGATGGCGCTCTCGCACGCTTTGAACCTGGCCGTCAGGCTCGGATTCTTAAAGGCCAATCCCGCGTCGCGGGTCAGGCGTCCGAAGTGGGAGCGCAGGGAGAGGTATTTGACTGCGGAGGAAGAAAGCCGACTCCGCGAAGTGATTAACGCGGGCCGCGACCCGTGGATCGGCGACCTGACTCTCTTCGCTTTAAACACCGGCATGAGGCAGTCGGAGATACTTCAACTTGAATGGTCGCGCGTTGACTTCTCCAGAGGGGTAGTTAAGGTTACACAGACCAAGACCTGCACCGCCAGAGAAGTACCCTTAAATGCCGAAGCCCGGAGCGTGCTGGAGGCGCGTGAAGGTGGAATAAGGTTCGTCTTCGCCGAATGCGGAATGTTGTTGCACCGGGCGACCCTTAGTCGGAGGTTTAAGGCTTTGAAGAAAGAGGCCGAGATAGAGGACTTCCACTTCCACGATCTTCGTCACACCACCGCGACCAAGATGCTTGACGCCGGAATCAGGGAGAGTGTTATCGCCAGAGTTTTGGGCCACTCATCAACGGCAATGACGGCCATTTACGCCCACGTCAAGGACGAACAGACGAAGGCCGCCGTGGAATCTCTTGGTCACGTTCCGGTCACAGCGGAAAGAAAAACCGCTTGATTTCTTGGAGAAGTTGCTAAGCGCAACATTCTCTCATAGTATGTCGCACCACGAAGGCGCGCGCAAATCGGTCGGCGCGGGCGCGTTCGTCGCACGGAAGTTCAGCGAATCTTATTTCCACGGGAGGCCGCCCTTGTCTTCTTCCGCCATCGCCCCTTCGGAGTTCAGCAACCCCAACCTCGAACCGCTCTTCACGGCGGAGCAGATTCAGGCGCGCGTCGCGGAGATGGGTGCAGCGATAGCGCGCGACTACGCGGGCGGGACGCCGCTTCTGGTCGGCGTGCTCAAAGGCGCGTGCATCTTCCTGAGCGACCTGGTGCGCGCCACAGACCTGCGGCTCGGCGTCGAGTTCATGGCGATTTCAAGCTACGGCATGGGCATGCGCTCGTCGGGCGAGGTGAGAATCGTGAAGGACTTGGACGTGCCGGTCGAGGGGCGCGACATCCTCATCGTCGAGGACATCGTGGACACAGGGCTGACGCTCTCCTACCTGATCGCCAGCCTCCACGGGCGCGGCGCGAAGAGCGTCAAACTTGCCGCCCTGCTCGACAAGTGGGAGCGGCGCGAGCGCGAGGTGACGATTGATTACTGCGGCTTCCGCATCCCGGACGCCTTCGTCGTCGGCTACGGGCTGGACTTCGCCGAGCGCTACCGCAACCTGCCATATATCGCCATTCTAAAAGACCCGAACGCGTAAATCGTCAATCGTCAAACGTGAATAGCAGTCGAGCGGCGCACGCAGCCTGCGTGGTAAGCCGTGGGCGGCGACTTTTTCCGTTTACGATTGGTGATTGACGATTGACGAAAGGAAACTTTCGCCCGCGCCGAGCTTGAGGCCGAAGTTGTCGGCGATGGTCTGGCCGATGTCGGAGAGCGAGGCGCGGTCGCCGAGGTTGACTCCGGCGCGTGCGCTCTTGCCGTAGACGAGGAGCGGGGCGTACTCGCGCGTGTGGTCGGTGCCGCGGTAGGTTGGGTCGTTGCCGTGGTCGGCTGTGATGACGAGGAGGTCTGTGTCGTTCATCACCGCTTCGATTTCGGGGAGGCGCGCGTCGAAGTGCTCCAGCGCGCGGGCGTAGCCTTCCGTGTCGCGGCGGTGGCCGTAGAGCATGTCGAAGTCAACGAGGTTCGAGAAGACGAGGCCGCGCGTTTGGCCTTGAAGCGCGGCGATAGTCTCGTCAATGGATTGATCGTTGTTCTTGCCGGGCAGTTCCCTCGTGACGCCCGCGGCGTCGTAGATGGAACTTATCTTGCCGACGGCGACAACGTCTAACCCCGCGCCGGAGAGCACGGGCAGGAGCATTTCGCGCGGCGGCGCGACCGCGTAGTCGTGCCGGTTCTCAGTCCGCCGAAAAGCGCCCGGCTCTCCGACGAAAGGGCGCGCGATGACGCGGCCCACCTCGTGCTCGCCGCGCAGAATGTTTCGCGCCGTCTCGCAAATCTCGTAGAGACGCCTGAGGGGCACGACCTCTTCGTGCGCGGCGATCTGAAAGACCGAGTCGGCGGACGTGTAGATGATGGGCTTGCCCGTGCGGACGTGCTCCGCGCCGAGTTCCTTGATGATCTCCGTGCCCGACGCAGGCGTGTTGCCGAGGACGCCGGGCACGCCCGTCTCACTGACGAAGCGTTCGATGATCTCCGCGGGGAAGCCTTCGGGGTAGGTCGGGAAGGCGCGCTCCAGAATGATGCCGGCCATCTCCCAGTGGCCCGTCGTCGTGTCCTTGCCGTTCGAGCGCAGGGCGCAGCGACCGAACGAGCCGCGCGGCGCGGCCACGGGCGGCACGCCCGCGAGCGTGCGGATGTTGCCCAGACCCCAGCTTCGCAGGTTCGGCAACTTCACTTCGCGCGACTCAAGGACGTGGCCGAGCGTGTCCGCGCCCGCGTCGCCCCACGCGGCTGCGTCCGGCATCTCGCCAATGCCGAGGCTGTCGAGGACGATCAGAGCGATGCGCTCGAAGGCGCGTTTGTCGTTCGTCATTTTTTCTTCGTTGTCCTTCTGAAGCGGTCAACCCCGCGGCGCGCGGTAGCCGTCGCGCGCGCGCACCTGCGCGTCACGCACGCCGCGCACGGTGACGCGGATGTTGCGGAAAGCGCCGTCGCGCGTCTTGTTGGTCGGGTAGTAGCCGAGGCTGTACTGCGTGCCGATGTCTTCGGCGACATGACGGAAGGCGCGCTGCGCGTCGCGGAGGTCGGCGACGGGGAAGGTCTTGCCGCCGGACTCGCGCGCAAGCTGGTTCATCTCCTGTCGCGCGATTTGATAGAGAGTGCGGCTCGCGTGCATGCGCTCGAACTGACCCATCCGGCAGAAGTCGGAGAAGTCTGCGGCGTCCGCGCCCGGCGCGATAACGCGCCGGTAGCGTTCGAGCTGCGCGTGCGAAAGCCGCAAAGCGCCGTCGTCCTGGCAGTCTTCCATCAAACGATCTTCGACGTACTCCTCCGTGTTGACCTCGACGAAGTAAGAGACCAGCCCGGCGCGCTTCAACATCTCCCGCGCGCTCTCGAAGTCCGACTCGCTCGTCGAGTCAACGCCGTCCGTGAGCGCGACGAGCGCGCGACGACCGCGCAGCGCATCTCTCGGCCCGTCGCGGAAGACTTCCTTTGTGACCCTTTCGAGGCTGTCGTAGAAGGGCGTGCCGTTGGACGCGCCGATGTTCTCGATGGCCTCCTGCAACTCCTTGCGGTCGTCGGTGAGCGGCGTTTTGACTTCGACGGTGGCGAGTTTCTCGCTCCCGTCCTGCTTGGTGTCGAAGGCGAGGACGGCGACGCGGTCGCCGGGCCGGAGCGCCTCGACGAAGGCGAGCGCGGCGCGGCGTATGAGTCCCACCTCCTCGCGCGTCGAACCCGACGTGTCCAGAAGCAGCGCGACCTCGAAGGGCGCTTCGGTCGTCGCGAAGTTGGCGATCTTTTGCGGTCGCCCGTCCTCGAATATCTGGAAGTCTTCGGCGCGCAGGCCCGTCAGGGGCCGCCCCGCCCCGTCCGTGACGACCGCCGGGACGGAGACGAGTTGCGTCTCGACGCGCACCACGTCGCCCTCGTCAATCTCCTCGCCCGCGCCGTCCGCGCCCTTCGCGGAAGACTGTTTGGCGGCGGGCGTGGGCGTCGCGTCGGGCTGCTGCTGCGCGCCGACCCTGCGCGGGCGCTGATGCGTCTCGTCCTGCGCAATGCCGCCCGGCGCAGCGGCGAAGATGACGAGGACGATGAGCGAAGTGAGCGCGCAGGCTTTTGCGCTTGCCGGAAACTTCAGCACGGTCTTACACTCTCGTTAACGAAACTTCAACGTCAAATATAGCCGCAAACGCGCGCGGACGGAAAGGGCGGAGGCGATGCCCGTCATCGGGAGACTGGACAAGCAGGTTGACGAACTAATCATCTCCCCTGTCTCGAAGAGGCGGCGCGACGAAGAGCTGCCACCGGAACGGCAACGCGGCGAAGACTCGCCCGCGGCTTCAACACACACGCCGTCGGAAGGTGAGAGTTCCGCGAAGACGGACGAGTTGCCCGTCTGGCTTTTATAGAAGAATGAAGGCGAAAGGATGAGGCGAACCAGATTGCGTTCCTTCATCCTTGCCGCGCGGGTCTATCTTGTCAGGCACGTCGGCGCGAGACACAGACGATTCATCTCATCCCCGGCCACTCCTCCCCGCAGCGCGCCTTCGGATCATCCGGTGCTCACCTTGTCCCGCACGCTTGACACTTCGGCGCGCTTCTCTTAAATTGTGACTTCGGTTGCGGTTCTTTTCAGGCACGTATGTCAATGGTAGACGGCCACCCTTACAAGGTGGAGGTTGGGGGTTCGAGTCCCTCCGTGCCTACCAGACATACCCACGGTTTGAAAATTTAAGGTTCTCGCGGAGTCGTAGTTCAGTTGGTTAGAACGCCGGCCTGTCACGTCGGAGGTCGCGGGTTCGAGTCCCGTCGGCTCCGCCATTTTTGTTCAATAGTGGCAACACTTTAGGCTTCCCTTCGGGGGAGCCTTTAGTGTTTTTAGAAGCCTTTTTAGCCTTAGTACCTGTAAAGGTAGATAATTTTTGCGAGATTCGCTCCCCAATCCTACCCACTGACTCAGTAGCAAACGAAGAATCAAGGTGCTTGTAACGCTCTAAAGCCTGCGAAGTGTGGCCGGTCATCTTGCGAATAATGGCATCCGGTACGCCGTCCATGAACAGGAGCGTAGTAGCAAAGTGTCTGAGGTCGTGAATCCTCAAATCATTCACTTCTGCGAGGTCGCAGATTCTTCTGAACCGCTTTCCTAAATCCCACGCATACGGCTTAGAAAAGTTCTCCTTAAAACGGACGTTAGACTTGGCTGGAAAGAGATATTCCGACTTCCCATAGGAGGGCATCTCTTTGAGAGCTTGGACGGCAAATGCGGGCAAAGGAAGCCGCTTCGGACGCTTGTTCTTTGTCTTAGCTGTGTAGATAAAAGGGTACTCATCATTTACCCTGACATCTTCCCACCTGCGGGGCAGTATTTCCCCTTTCCTCATTCCGGTACAAGCAGCCAGGGCGATGAATGCCCTTAGCTCTAAATCTTCTAATTCGGCACACTTATTCAGAAGCAAGACAAGCTCATCAACGGTTACGAATCTATCCCTCGGATCACGTTCCTCAATCTGGTGAACAGGCGCGCAGGGGTTCTGGTCATACTTCTTCCAGCGGATAGCGAAGTTGAAAGTTGAATTGATGATTGAGCGATAGTGATTGACTGACGACGGCGACAGCTTCTCGACTTCCAACAGTTCGTAAAGAAAGTCCTGTATTAGCTCCGGGCTGATGTACCGCGCCTTCTTCGGCTTGAAGCGGTCGAGCCGGAACAGAATGTACTCAAACTTATTAGGCCGGTGCTTGCCGTGCCTATCCCACCAAAAATCTAATAGCTCTCCGAAAGTAGTTTGCTCATACTGGCGAGTAGGGATTAGCTTCCGCTCGGCTACCTGGGCCATGCGAACCTTGCGGAAGTCAACGGCAATATCAGGGTCTTCAGTGTGGGCAGCTTCTTTAACCTGCTTGCCGTACTCATCCTGATAGCTGATCCAGAGCCAGTCTGAATCCTTGTACCGCCGATATATGCCTTTTGGTAGTCGCTTCGCCATAATTCACTGATAATACAATATTTCACTCTTGGGATAAAGACTTTTTCTATCCTAGTAGGGCTTTGCCGATGTGATGAATAACGTAGCTGACAATGAATTCTGCCCTTTTCCAAATTCGTTTAAGCACCTAATCGAGTTTAATGATCTCACCTTCCTCAACTACCATTCTTTCGCGCATAGGCTTGTCTTTGAGCGGCGCATAAGCACCTTGTTCCCTTGCCACGCTCATAAGCCTTTCCTGAAGGTTTTCTAGTTGCCTCTTAACGTCCAAGTATTTGTTTAGGAGGGAGACTGGAACCGTAAAGGTTTTTCTATTGTTGTTAGCGGGCGTCCGGTTGATACTGAACGTCTTGTAGCCTTCATTGATGACTGCTAATTCAACTTTTTCTTCCGTATGTTCTTCTTCCCTTCGCGGTAATGACGACATAAGTGATGAATGGATAATTATCTACAAACAGCTTGAGCTTTAATCTCCATATCGGGGTAGCGAAGCCCTTATATTCCCAAACCTGTTCCGTTCCGTTTTTCAGCTTTACGAAGAAATCAACTTTGTGATTGCAGATTTGAGCACCATGCAGGCCATATAGCGGAAAGTTTTTTTGTGGCTCTACCTTGAGAAGTTTGCCCGACTTAATAAGCAGATCAATTTCTTGTGCAAGACCCGCCTCGCCCTTACTGTCATAGAGTCGGCCATTGTACTCAGTTCTCTTATTGAAGAATTTAGTGCGTCGTTGGTAAGACAAACGTGTGAGGGTTAATTATTTTCTTCGGTTACATTTCCGTCCAGTGTGCCGTTCTCGATGCTGACAGATCCACACTCCGGGCATTGAGCATCAATTAAGGCGAGATTGGATTTGAACGAGTGGCGGCAGTCGGTACAAAGATAATCTCTTACCTTTCTTGGCCGCCCCTTGGCCTTCACTTTGATTGTGTATAGGCTTTTCCCCTTCTTCCGGCCCCTGCGCTTTTTAACAGGCTCCGGGGCTTCTTCAATCAATCGCCCCCCGACGAGATTTAAGAGCTGCGATTCGAGGGATTCCAACTGCCTGCACAAATCGCGCACCATCTCAACTTTTGTTTTGTCCATTATTGAGTTGTTAATACTTTGAACTTATGAACAAAGGACTGACTTAAAAAGACGTGTTTGGGAACTAAGGCGGCAGGTATCTTGAATTCTCCGACAAGCTTCTTTACTGGATAGCCATCAGCGAACGGTAGGAGGTCTTTAAGAAACATGGAGTATAAGCTTACGTCACCGTTTTCTGGCAGGCCGTATATCCAAATGGGAGAGATGGATTGATGGAGTGCGGCCGGTTCAATACACACGTTGCCGGTCGCCTCAGAAAGCTCGTCATACTTCATTTCGAGCTTACAGAGTTCGCCGTTGATCCGAACTTCCCTATCCCAGCCTTTCTTATCTCGGTACTTCAGGTTGTCGCTATCAATAACCTCGCAGCCTTTTTCTTTAAGCACCTTTTCAACCTCACTTTCAAACCACCTCCCTACTTTTTTTCTATCTTTGAAATAGGCCGACTCCATAGTTCATTTGTTATTTATTACCTCTCCTCTTCCCATACTCTGAATAGTTGTGCTTAGTGATCCGCGAGGACGTTCCATAAGCCCATCCGATTTCCCATCCGTTCTTGTTTAAGGTTCTCTTGTGAACCGGGCAGCGCAGGCGTTCTAGCCTGTTCCTGTTTGGCTTCTTGCCGGTATAGCGATAGCAAACAGTAAGCGGCTTGCCGCACTTCTTGGGATGATGAAACTTTGGGTGTTTGTATTCTTCTTCTGGGGTCAAAGAAGGCGGGTGGTTACTCGTGGCGGGTGGTTTGGGAATCGAACCCAACGCGGCTGCTTTTGGAGAGCGGCCAGCCTATCCTTGGCGTTCCCACCCTTTATTACAGGATAGCAAGCCTATTAGAATGGTCAATGCCAGTTATCCACAGCCTTATGGAAGAATGATTATGAGAATAAGTAATGATGCTAAAGAGCTAGCCAAGCTGAAATACATTCGAGGCGCGCAAGAGATTTCAAGCAAGCACTACGCGAATATTGAGCGATTTGAACGGACGATGCCGCGAGGTGGCATGATGAAAGGCGCGATAGACAAAGAGCATTTGCAGATGATCCAAGAACTAGCTGACTTATATTTGGAAGCCCACCTTGAAATGTTTGTAGCTGAAGGGATATTGCCCGATACAAACGATATGAGGGAGTTCCGGGCCGAGATTGAAAATATAGTCAGCCGCAGATCAGGCGGTGAATTTTGGAGTCCGAGGCCATCAACTAACTCAACTCTGTCTTTCCTTCCACAAAGCATCTATATCAACTTCGCCAACAGGGTAAAGCAAATGGAGCTTGAAGCCAGGGTACACAAGGCCGCGCCAGAGCAACCGGCAAGCACCAGCTATAACACAACGATTCATGGCCCCAATTACGGTAACATTCAGCAGGGGGGTCAAGGTAATACTCAATCTGTAACCCGCGCCGGGTCAGAAGAGGAAGGCGATGAGGAAAATTGATTTAAGAATTAGCGCAGCCAGGAAGAAGCTGGCAGACAGCGAGTATAAGAAACAGGCTATCGAGATTGATAGGCGTTATTCGCACATCAAGCTTAATGATATTACCTTTCACATGATGCGCGAAAAGGAGAGCCGTCAATATTTTCAAATCTACGCAGAGTGGATGAAGATAAAAGTGCGTGCAAGGCTACAAACCTACTTAGAAGCTTTCAAGGAAGAAGGGGTAATACCGGACGATGCTGACCTAAGCAATATGAGCTGGGCTTTTCAGGGCGTGATAGAAGACTTTACCGCTTCCCTCCCTCAAGAATTAAGCTCAGCATTGCAGCAGCTTGGGAGAATGCAGGTAATCGAGGACGCCCGGAGAGATATTGACATCTTTGCCCAAAAGATGAGCATTGAACAAATGAGGGCAGAGGCCCAGAAGCCCCAGCCGCCGCATGGGAATATCTACAATATGTACATAGGAGAAAATCGCGGGCCTATCCAGCAGGGCGGCAGCAGCAACACCCAAAGCACCAGCGGGAGCAATGATGAAACTAAGTGAAGATGCGAAGAAATTAGCTGAAGCCCTAATGAGCAAAGACCATTATCAGGTAGCTCTTTGGGCAGAAGAAGACATCAGAAGAGTGAGAGCCGCGAGAACACAATCAAACCCGCAATTCAATCAATTAATCGCCCATCACGAGGAGAGTATTAGAAGGACTTTCAAATACATAATTAACGCTTACGTTGAAGGTTACAAGATGGACAACTCGTTGATGGACGATGAAGATAGACATGAAATTATTGAGTTCATTAGAAGCATGATTAATCGGCGGCTCGAACATATTACCAACTCAGTGGTGGGCCGTGACTTTATCATCCATATACCGGCGAAAAAATCCCTAACCTAGACGCTCAATTGGCTGGTCACTTCGACAGGTTGGTAGGAGAGGCAGCGGTAGAATTAAACTTGGTTCAGAACCAAATGGTAATGGATCAGAAACGACGAGAGCGTGAAGAAAGATTAAGGGCTAACCAAATAAACATCTACGGCCACAACTACGGCAATATCCAACAGGGCGGCAGCGGTAATACTCAAAGTACCAGCGAGGGCGGCGATGAAGTTAAGTGAAGATGCGAGTAAGTACGCGGAATCAATTTACAGAAAAGTTTTTACGCAATGCGCTATTGATGGCGAAACAGAGCGTCGGAAAATCCGGGCGACTGCGACCCCAAGTAATCCTAATATCCCACAGATGTCAGATCACTTCGTTAGCCTCACAAAGCGGCTGGTTGATGCGCGGCTTGATTCTTACGTCCAAGCATACAAGCAGGACGGCCTGCTCATTGACGAAGAAGACAAGGACGAAATTATCGAGGCGCTTAGGAAGATCATCAAAAACAATATAATGTGGGTAACTACTGACTCCACTCTCCGAGAATTCAGACTGCCCAATACCGGCCAGCTTATCCCCAACATGGAGTCCTACATGACCGCCCGCCTTGAAAGAATACTTGGGGAAGCTGCGGTTGATTTAGATTTAGCCAGGAATCAAATGGTAATGGAGCGGAAGAATAGGAAAACTGAACTGCCGCCCACCCATTACAACATTCATGTCTATGGAGATAATCACGGCAATATTCAACAAGGCGGAGAGAATAACAGTCAGACCATTAACCCCAAGGAGGACGAGTAACTTCCGTTAGGTCAAGCTACCGATGAACTGCCAAAACTGATTCCATTCAGTATTGCGTCTTGAACACTGCAAGATCACACCGCCAGTCTTAAAGAAATTCAACAGGCTACCCATCTGTATAATGTCGTTATCTAGCTTCTTAGCAAGCAATAGGTACGGCACAAGGAGCTTGATTACTTCGGCGTGCGCCAGCGAGGTTTTTAACGGTGAGGCGTAAATCTTATTAAGCTTCGGAATCTCATCAAACAGCGTCCGGGTAGCCGGAAACTGTCCGGCCTCACACGCTATAAAAATCATCTTCTGCGGATTGAAGGGTAAGACCCAATGCGCGAAGGCTTCCCACGTCAGAAGCATATCAGGCGCTATGCTGATGACCTCGCGGTTGCTGTGCGCTATAACGACAACAAGCTTGATGGAACTGTATTTGCCTTTGTAGTCACCAAACCACTATGCACTGAAAGTGCATAGGTTGCCGTGGGACTGAAAGTCCCACATCATTCGAGGATGAACCGGTCGCTTTCACGGTTCATCCTCGAATGATGT